GATACTTACGGTTTTTATCCATCGCCGTCATGCCCGCTAACCGAGGCACACACAACGTCTCCATAGTGCAAAGATAATGCAAAACAGCTTAAAAGCAAAATAAAATATGCCGTAAACAAGCTTTTTGTCTTGCCGCAATATAAAAAACGGGCCCGGAACTCTTACCAAGTTCCGGGCCCTTACTGCTTGGTCGGGATTACTGGACTCGAACCAGCGACCTCACGCCCCAGACGCAAAAGCGTCTTTATAAAATCCTTATTATCAATATATTACAAATAGTCGTTTTGCATGTGCAGGTATTGTGCAGGTTTTATCTAAAATTAAAGACTCTGAATACAAAAATACGGAAAATTCCCACAAGCACAAAACCTGTGGGAATTTTTTATTTTAACGCCGCATCGAGACACTGTCCAGCTTGTCCACTAACTCTTGCTTCAAGTCATTGCTTAACTGCTTCAGTCTCTTGCGTTCCTCATCTTCACCGTAGCCTTCATACTCGCCCATGTCCTTAACCTGCTTATCCAATTCGTCCAAAGACTTTTTGTAACCGTCAATAATGAACATCCGTTGTCCTTGCACACTATTAGTGAAATCAATCAATTTCGGAACAAACTCCGTTACGCCATGATTAGCTTCTCTGCGGTAACCGTCCCAACGTTGCTTCGACAATCTGTATTCCTTCATGTAAGTGTTATATCTGTCGCCCGCACTCTTTGTTATCGGATTGCCGCTTTGACTGTCCTTTACGTTCCTGTTCAAGAATGGAATATTGCGAATATCTTGCATATCCTCATCCCAAATCATACTGACTGTCTTAGCAGCCTTTGAAGGGAAGGTGTAAAGTCCGCCTAAATAGCTATCAAGTAAATGCTCAACAATGGCCGGATTGATGTTTATTGCACCTGGCGTATATTTATCAGGTTCGGGATAATCCTTAACCCAAAACTTAGGCGTGGCATTATTTAATACCTCAGAACTCTTTGTCAGCCATTTTGCCGTGCCAGCATAAGCCTTCGTATATTCGGGCATTCCTTGGTTAAAGGTATTCTCACGGTATATCGGCCTACCTGTGAAGTCCTTGTTTTGGATAATATCTACAAGCGGCCTTACGATTGTGGGCGAAAGATTTTGCGCAACCGTGCCGCTCGCAAACGATAAAGGCAGTAAATCACTCAACTGTGTTACTGTTTCTTTCACAAGCTCACCCGGTTCAATCATGCCTTGTTCAATCTCCCAGAACATTTCACCCAAGCCATAACTTACACGTAGCTCATAACTCAAAGGAATTGTGACAAACTTAGTCCCCTCTATTGGTATGCATATATTTGTCCTCCTTATCCATTTTGGCAAATCCATGTAAGCCTCCCTTACCTTTTCGTCATCGTCGCCATCAAGTATAGAGGCCGCCAACGCCGCAACTCCATAACCCAATACAGCAGGCAAACCAGCAATAACAAGCGTACTTCTTACGGGATGATTGCTAAATGCAACGCCAGCCTTATTAAGTCCTTGTATGCTTGGATTGGTGAATATAATCCATCTACGCAAGTTCCTGAACAACTTGTGCACAACACCGTCATTCTTCATGCCGTCTGCGCCGCGCGTATTGAAGTTCAATGATATTTCCTTGGCGTCACGTATAGACCTGTCAATGCTTCTGCCTTGTTCCCTCGATGTAACGTAAGTGGCAAAACGTGTTGCGTCCTCGAATACCCGGTTGGCACGTTGTGCCCATCCAAAGCAGACACGGCCGGCTTTACTTGCAGTAATTGGCTTGTTGACCTCCTTAATCTCTTTTTTGATAAGTTTCTTATAGTCGTCAGCCGTCAACATATTCGTAAAGCCGGTTTCACCGCCATTGGCCAGGAACTCCTGCATATACCGTTCAGTCGTATTGTCAGGATTTATCTGTCCTTTTGTTGATTTGCTTATCAAGTGGTTTATGTATATACCAGTTGTAAGTGGATTAAACTTCGCCATGTTCTTTATCCACCCAGCTTGGTATGCCGGTGTTTCCGTTGCGGCAACTATTGCTGCAGCAAACCCTGCGTCACGTTCATAGTTGGTGACAACGAATTCAGGATTAAGACTTGTATATACATTCGCAAGCCATCTGTTCACCCTTTGTATTATACTGTTCCCTTCGTCGTCCATTCTCAACTCGCCGTTTATAGCTTGCGCTGCACGAGGATTGCCGTTTACATATATATTATATTCACGGCCACCAATGCTTACGTTCACGCGGTGTTGTTGTTCCTGAGCCGTTGTCGTATGGTATTTAAGCGTCAGTCCGTCCCTACGTTGAGTGGCCATACCTTCGTCTTTCAAGGCTTTCATTTTCTCGTCAAACTCTTTCAAAGCAGCAGCCACTTCGTCTGCTCCCATATCACCGCTCAATTCAGGATATGCACGTTGCCAATCTGGGTTTTCCTTTGTCCCTTCATTAACGTACCACTGTTTGCTGATAGAAAGCAATGAAGTATCGTGCCCAATAGCAAGGTTGTACAGACGTTGCTTTACACGGTTCTTGTTTGCCTGCAATATACCGTCTTGTCCCATACGACCTATAACGGCAAGCGGATTTTCGGCAAGACTCTTACGTCCCTTAGCCCTTTTCATTATCCTACCGCCAACACCTTGCTGTCCCTTGTAATTATACATCTCGCTTGCAACATCATTGCTCCAACCTCTTAACGGTATGTAGTATTGGTACATATCACGTGTGACCTCATATCCGCTGCGCGAGATAAGACCGGCTTCGTATGTTTTCCTCAATGTCGTCTTTGTAGCTGCATTGATTTTATTCCACAAGTCGGCTGTGTCAAACTTGCTTTCAAAGTCTAATACATACTGCTCGGCCAAGGCGTCAAAATCCATTTTGTTGTTATAAAGTTCGGATAATCCCGAATAATCCCTTGTAATGGTATCTATTCTCGATTTTTCCTCTGCCTCGTTGGCTTGCTCGGTCAGCTTGTCTATTTGTTTGTCTGCATTTACCTGTGTAATCTCTCCATTGTCGACAGCCTTCCTTATTTCCTCGATGCTTTCCTCGTATGGTCGCCTTGCTTCCATCGCTGCTACTTCACGGAAATGTGCATTACGTTCTATTCCATGCTTTGAAATAAGATATTTCAATATGTCGTCCTGGGCGTCTTCCATGTTCCGACCCAATTCGTTATACCTTGCACCGGCCTTAACAAGATTACCTACGGCCATCATCAGTGGCTTGTAGTAGTTTTCGTAGAAATAATCCTGCTCATATTTATTTGTACTGCTTAGTCGGTTCTGCAACGCCCATACGTTCTCGTCTTCTTTTATCGGTTTGTCTGTTTCCTTTGATATAACATCTTGAAGAATGCTGACACTCTTCATACCGTCTTGTGCCGCTTCGGTAAACTTGAAAACCGCACTTAGCGTCCTGCGGTCATATTCGTCTTGCCACTCACGGCTCAAATCTTCTTCCGCCTCGTCTTCTTCACGGAAACGCACATCGTTTTCCGCACTCATTGCCGTAACATCAGTGCTTGATGAATAATTACCTACATTCAATTCATGTTGCTTGGCAATGTCCCTTACTTCGCCCATGATACTGCGGTATCTGCCAGGCTCTGCAAGATTCTCATAGCTCCGCCACAATAGGTAACGCAGCTCATTGTCAGAAATGTATTCAAACGATTTAAAACCCTCAAAACCTATCTCGTGCAGCATGCGTAAGAAGTATCGCTTTATCTTATCCCACCAGCTTGCGTTCATGTCCTCGAAGTTGGTGTTCTCTGCCAACGATGCAAGATATTCCTCGGTAGCTGTGCGTGTACTCCAGCCACGTTGTTGCGACATTGCGTCAATGCGCTGTTTCAATTCGGGGTCCACATTATTATATACGTTGTCAAGGAACGTGTCGAAATGTTCCCCAAATAGTTGGCGCAATCCATAGTGTGCCACGGCTTCGTGCAACAGGGTTTGTTCCACGTCACGTATGTCCATATGATTTGGTATCACTATCGTTATTCGCCCAGTACTACGCGAATAAAAACCTTTTGCTCTCGAGCGTCGGCCTTGTAGTGTACTTGCATCTGTAACGATGTCTACGTTGTCAAGATTCAACTTTCTTGCCAATTTCTGTACTGCGTCAACCATGCGTTGGCGTTCACGTTCTGCAAACCTTCTGCGTTGTGCCGATGTACGTGTTGACCTGCCCGTCAATGCTGCCGCAGGGTCGTTGACAAGGCTTAATTCGTCGTCGGTCAATGCACCGCTGCCACCTCTCATCATGGCACTGGCTTTCTTGCGTCCCTTGCTGATACCGTCTACAATCTTCACGCCGAGCTTCTTCAACTCTTCAAGCAATGACGGAGTAACAGTATTAACAGGTATGGCAACGTCCTCACCCTCGATAAGTTCGGCGATGTGCTGCGCCACCTCGCTGTCTGGAACAATGCGTACAGGGCGCATCCACCTCGAAAGGATTACTTTGCGTTTCTTGTCGCCACTAAGTTGACGGTTAACTGGCCCTGCATTCCACTTCGTTTCGCCTACAGGGTCTTTAGCACCCTCTGCCTGATAGCCGCTTGTCAGTTCACTTTCAGGCACTTCTACCTCAACAGTAACAAGGTTAGGACGTTGGTAGGCTTCTGCGAACTGGTCGTTAAGCGGATTGCGCGAGGTATGGAAATAAGGATTGTATGCAACCCACAAGCCTTTGCCGTTGTCCTTTACAATGTAGATATGGTTCTTGTGTGCTCCTTCTTTCTCCACAAATTCAGGCCGTTCGTCCGACACTTCCCACTGGCCGAACTCTGATGGAGCTTGGCTTACACGATTGCTGCCAGTGCCGATTTTCTTCGACATTGGCGGATACAGCTTGCCGTCCACCAACGACATGGCACGGTACACCTTTACAGTCGGTTCACTGTTTAACCGTTCTATCTCGCTTGCGTCATCAACAACACGGAATAAATCATTTGCTTCTTCTTCGCTGACACTTATATTACCATTGTATCCGTCAGCCTCTCGGTAAAGAGTCTCCCCATCTTCTTCCGCCTCTTCCGCACCGCTAAGACTACCGAGGTCTGCAATCTGCGTCTGCGCGTCCATTTCGGCATATTTCTGCTCTTTCGCCGCCATCTCCTTACGCATTTTTTCCGTGTATTCCTCAACTTTCTTGCGTGCGTCTTCAAGTTCTTTCTCGTTTTCAAACGGCTTGCCTTCACGCGATTTCAATTGCTCCAGTTCTGAACGGTTACGCTCAATGGAGTTATTCTCCGTTTCGATACGCTCGCGCATGTCATTGCCGCTCAACACGTTGTTCATAATGTCGTCAACGGCATTCTTGAACGATGCTCGCTGTACAGGAACGTTAGATAAGCCCAACTCGTCACACGAGTAAGTCATGTTCCTGTGCACTATAGGGAACAGGCTTCCGTTCTGAAACTCCGTATCCTTGCTGTATTCGGTATTCACCGTGAAAGTAAATGGCCCGGCTTTTATGGTGAACGATGAACTTGCCTTAGTTCCTTGTGCGCCTTTCCTTACATTATCCTCTGTTTCGGTTTGCTTCTTGTTTACTACGTCCTTTATGTAGTCGCCGATTTCCTTTTGGCCGGACAGCTTGCTGTTGCCGATGGTTATCTCCTGCACTGTTCCATCAGGGAACGCCTTTTCAACAGCCGACAACGCCTTTTGCTGCTGCTTTACGGTTTCCTCGCTTGCCTTTATCTGCCCCTCGTACCGTGGTATGGCGTTATGCACATATATTTGGTCTGTTTCGTATTGCTTCTTCTTGTTGCTGTATTTCCTGAAGTCACGCTCCGCCTGGTTCTTCAACAGTGCGTACTCGCTGCCCGAAAGCTGTGCTACGGTGTCGCCGAACACGTCTTCCTGCTCTTCAAGCGTGCGGTCTTGCTGGTTATTGTTGATGAACTTCTTACCCTCCATCACGCTATCAGCAATAGCACCCTTTGTTTTCAGACGTTGATATGCCGTAATGTCGAGTGAGTCTTCAACGCCGAAACGCAATATCTTTACAGGTAATCCCCATTGCTTATGCAGGTTGCCCTGCCTTAATATACGACCGTTCCTCTGCGTATAGTCCATAGGTCGGTTTGGTGCGTCTAAGTGTATTAAGGTATTCAGACGTTCTTGTATGTTCACGCCCGTACCGAGAGTAAACGTGCTGCCCATTATCACGCGCACGTCACCTGCGTTCACCTTGTCGAATATCTCGGCCTTCTTGTTTACGCTCATGCCACTGCGCATGATTACTATTTGGTTTTCGGGCACACCGCGTTCAACGAGCTTACGCTTTATTTCCTCATAAATATTGAAGCCGGTCTGGTTGTTCTGATACGTGTCACAGAATATTGCTACCGTTCCCTTATAGTCTTTCGTGGCTTCGAGCGACTTTAATGTTTCCTCTACTGCACGATTCGTCTTGCTTACAGGTTCATCCGCAGCTGCTGCCATAACGAGACGTGGGTCAATAGCTGCCGCCTTGGCTATTCCGTACATCACAAGAGGTATTGCACTGTTTTCTTTCTTTTCTTTACCGCTCATGTTGTCGAAACGTTCCAATTCTGCACGCACGGCTTTCATAATTGAACGAAGACTTGCCGACTGCGGCAGGTAGATGTCTGTGGCCTTTTGTCCTCCGTCTACCGTTTCGGGCAACTTGTCTTTCAGGTTTGTTTCTTTTGTCAACACCGTATCTGACACACTCGACCATATTCTTATGAGTTCGGGAATGTTTACGTAGCCTGCAAAGCGGTTGTTCTCCCTGAACTTGCCGCTCGTGGTAAACTCCAGCATCTGTGTCAGGTTGCCGAAGTTGCGCACAAAATCGTCGAAGTAGTAAATGCCGTACTCCTCCATCATGTGCTTGGGCATGAGGTAGCGCATGAACGTCCAAATCTCCGCCGCCGTGTTGCTTATCGGTGTACCGGTTGCAAATATGACATTCTTTCCACCCGACCTATCCATAACGGCACGTGTTTTCAAGTACACGCCAGCCGACTTCTTGCTGTATGACGGGTCAACACCCTTCACGCCACGTTGCATTGCAGTGGAAAAACCGAGGTGCTTGTACTCGTGAGCCTCGTCCACAAGCACTGCGTCTATCTCCATGTCGTCGAAGTTCTCTACGTCGTCGGTAGCCCTGTCAAGTTGCTCCTGTGCCTTGGCAGCCGCGTTTTGTCGTGTCTTTGCAGCACGTTTCTCGTCCTTTTGCCGTTTCTTGTCTGACACTTCGGCAAGCTCTGTTTGCAGGCTGTCAAGCTCTCGCTTGGCGTTCCTTGCAATCATGCTCTTGGGGTCAATCTCTTGTATCTGTTCAAGTACGTGTTCCTTCTCTTCTATCCTGTCGTTGATGAAGTCCATTTGCCGCTCTTCGCTGTCAGGAATACGCTCAAACACACTTTGGGGTACAACAATCATATCCCAATCATTGTACTTGATTTTTGCGTAGAACCTCTTGCGCCCTTCCTCGTTGCGCTCATTGTCGGCAATGGTCAGCACCTTGGCGTTAGGATAAAGCTCTTTAGCCGATGCGATGAACTGTCCGACGGTTGCATTCTGCACAACTATCATCGGTTTTCTCGCCAATCCCAACCTGCGCATTTCCATTGCCGTCGTTATTAACGTAAAAGTTTTTCCTGTACCTACTTCGTGAGCCAGCATTATCGGTTGACCAGTTGCACGTATGACTGCTTTTGATTGGTGTGGAAACAAAGTTATCTTTGTCGATGCACCGGGGAAATGTCCTGAAGTAAATTCGTCGGGAACTTGTACGGGTACGTAGTTGTTGAATCGGTCATTGTATGCTCGTTCTATCTCCTTCGCCATTTCAGGGTCACTCTGCATTTTCGCACGTGCCCAGTCTTTAAAGTCGTTGCGAATGTCGTCTATTTTAGCGGCGCACGCTTGCGTGGCTTCTTTGTCGGTTATAGTTTCAGTCTTACCGTCCCATGTCCTTTGAGTAGTGCTTACCGTTATCGTGCGGTTGTTTATAGCGGCGTTCATCAAGTCCGTACCAAGAACGATTTTATTCAACTTTTCACTCCTTACACCCTCGCTCTTGTTCTTTTCCGTAGCGGTATAATACGGTAAATCCATATTCCATTGTCCTCCGACGTTGGTGAGCGTGACTGGTACGCCTGTCTTTTCGTTTACGTAGTCAGAAAATAGTTTAGGATTTACCCATGATGAACCGAAGGTGAACTCTATCAAGTGCGCCGGGATGTCCATCGGCATAACTTTTCTTAATGCCTTGATGTTCTTGTCATACCTGCCGTCCTCATTGTTCGCCTCGGCAATGGCGAGCTTCTGCCTTACATTGCCGCTAAGGTATTCGTAGCTCACTTCCATGTTGCCAGTTGCCGGGTCACGATAACCAAGTCCATTGTCGATAATCTCTTTCTCAATGTCGGACACATCCCTGCCGAGTGCATTGCTGATATAGTCCAGGTCAATACGTCCGCTCCTGAACACGCTTGTCTTTACTGCATCCAAAACGTTTGTCGGGTGTGGTTCAACTTCTTTCTGAACCACACGCTCAGTGAAGATTGATGTCTTTTCTGTCTGCACAATGCGCTTGCCGTCCTTGTCGTTGGTTTCGTTGAATTTCTCCAACGCTTGTATGCTCGGGAAGTCTATATCATTGCGAAGGAACGATATTGCCGTGTTTTTGTTCAGATTGCCGTACTTGTCCTTAAAGCTGTCGTATGCGTCGTTCAGTTCTTTCAGTAGCGGTTTCAGTCCATCGTCTTTTTCGTTTGTCGTTTCATATTCAAGCACGGCGTTCAAAGCCCTCTTTATACGGTTGTAGTCCTCCACGCATTCTGCTTTTGTATGGCCTTTCACCTTCTTGTCATTCACGCCAAGCGGTTCTTGTCGACCGAGATACATCACGTTTATGCTTCCATCTTCACCTACAACTATTGTTCCGTCCTTTATTTCGTTGCCATTGGTGTCGGTCTGCGTGTCGGCAGGTTCTTCTGTTTGTGGTTGCGGTACGTCTACGGCCTTATCTTTGAACGTTTCCGCCCATTGCTGCATACGCTCTTCCTGGTTTATACCAGTAGTTGGGAATAGACCGCTTCCTTCGGGACGGAACGTTTCACCGCGTTCGTAGTTCAACGCCATTTCGCCGCCCATGTTTTCAGGATGTTCAACGAAATACTTGTTGTATTGCAGCACCACAGACTTTATCTTCTCCCGTCCATTGTCATTTATTGGAACACTCACAGTACGCACGCTTTCCGTGTCAAGCAAGTCTATCGCTCCTGCCGACTTATTACCGTTCACACGTTTTCTTACGACAATAATATCGCTCGTCGCCGTTGTTCCACCAAACGTTTTGTTGTTCAACCTGAATGCGCCTATAAAATCAGCATTACCTTCATTAACGACCCATTCGCGTAATGCCTTATTCTTGTCAAGTGTACCACTCGACGATATAAACACGCCGATACCGCCCTCGCGCAACTTCCTGACATTCTTCGCTATGCAAAAGTCATGGATGTTACCAAAGCGGCGTGACAGGTCTCTGTCGCCCGTCGTATCGTGTACATGTAATCCTGTAACGAACGGAACGTTGGTTATTGCAAGGTCAACGCTACCGTTTCTTACCTGCGTATTTTCAAAGCCTTGTATGTCAACCTTTGCGTCAGGATAAAGTAACTTTAATATCATGCCACTTACGCCATCTATCTCCACGGCTTCAATGTTGCTCCTGTCGCTTATATCCATCGGCATAAGACCGAGGATATTTCCTATACCGGCCGAACCTTCAAGGATATTGCCGCCCTTAAAACCAAGGTTCTTGACAATATCCCACATAGCGTCTATTACATCTGCTGGTGTGTAATAGGCACTGTTTATACTCATGGCAGCTTGTTGATAGCCGTCATCGCCCAAAAGTGCAACAAGTTCGTTGCGTGTGCGCTCGTTGTTAAAGAAAGTACCAAGACCGCCCCAGCCGCTGAATTGACGCAATATAGCCTTTTGTTCATCCGTCGCTTGCTGACCGCTGTCTGTAAGTTCTTTAGCGAGCCTTACGGCCTCTACGTTTGCGTCATACCTTGCCTTTGGAGTAGTTGGAGCGTAGTCTGTGCCACGCTCTACATGGTTGTTATTGCGGTTTCGTGGTGTCAGCTGCCCATCCAGTCGCTCGGACTGTTGCAGGCTGCGTCGTAATTCTCCGCTTCCGCTTTCTTCTCCGCTTCTGTCAGGTCTTCCACTTTCTTGCCCAACCGTTTCGCCCATGCTTCCAGACGGCTCTTCGGTGTCACCTCTGTCGGTTGGCAGTCCTTCGGCGCGTACCGCTCCATCATTTCTTTGTAATCCATAATTATCGTCTTCTTGGTTTTGTTCCGCATTCACATTACCGAACAAGTCCGGTGTCTGTTGCGAAGATACGGATTTTTTCTTGTTCCGGCTCCTCTTCTGCCTTTCTTTTTCGTTTCTTTGTGTCGTCAGAATGTTTTTTGCTTCCTCTGCCTGCTTGTTTACCTCCTGCTCTTGCACAACAGTATGTGCCGTTTCGATAGCATCAACAGTAGGCTTGTCGAAGTTGGCCGTGTCGAAAGTGCGAACCTCATCGTATGGGGTCATTTCATCCGCCAATCCTGCCTCTTGCACTTCGGGCAAGTCCCTCGCTCCGTTATAGAACGACTTGAGGTAGGGGCGTATCGCGTCGCCGAGGTCGGCTATCATGTGCCGTGCATAGTCGGCAAACTTCCTCGCTCCGGCTTCTATGTGGTATGCCGCCATTTCCGTGCCGATGGCCAGTATTTCAGGGTCAATGCCCATGTTCATCTGTCCACCCAACTTTTGGCGCATCCGTACTTTCAATTCTTCGTACCGGTCGCGGCTCACGAGTTTGTTGTTTGCGCCGTAAGCATTCCCTTCTTTCTGTTCTGAACTTTCCGATTCTTGAACGGAAGCTTCCTCTTTTTGTTCTGATTGTGGCACAAGATGGTCACTTAACTTAGCTTCCCCGTTCTCTTGTATAGCCTGCATCAATCCCTCTAAATCCACCTGCCTCATTACCGGCTCTTCCAACTTGCGCGTGTCTGCAAGCGACAACGGCTGTGCATCAATCACGGCTTCTTCGTTGCCAGTTATTCTGTCGACCAGCTTCCGTGCACTTTCCTCGCTGCGCATCATGAATCCTTCTTTGTCGCGGTCATACCAGCCCTTTTCAGTCTTAGCAAGCTCTCGCGCCGCCCATTGCCGCTCTTTGCTCAACGGTTCTGCAAACGTCACAAGGAACATGTCAAGCACCTTGCCTCGCTTGGTAGTGTACTGTGCTGGCGTTATTTCAAAAACAGTATCCGGAGTTTTTGACACAGATAATCCCGTTTTTTTATGGTCAAATCCGTAATATTTTATTACTGAAACAGATTTCAAATACCCTTGTGCGTCTTTGTGGCCAACAAGTTCATAAGAACTCTTATTCTGTAAGTCATATACTACAATAACATCACCGTTTTTTGCAGAAAACCAATCTCTTTCCGATTTGAACAGCCTTCCGGATGGTATCTCTACATCTGTTCGTTCGGCATTGTATGTATCATAGCTTTCTGTGTGTGAAGGGAATCCTTCAATAACTCTTTCTGCAAACCTGATAATATCTAAACGTGTTACACCATCCGGGATAATCTCATCTCCACTGTCACGGACAAATTCATTAAACGAACCGGAAACAGACTCATTCTTCACATTCTTGTACTCCGCAAACGGCTTTGTCTTCCGGTGGCTGCTGTCTATCCACTTCTCGAAGTCCTCCAAGTTCGTGGAGGTCATGACAATCTTACGCTTGTCAGCCCAATCATCGCTGTAATTGGCGAAGTAGGCATTGCGTGCGTCGTCCTCATCGTTGAAGCCGAGCATTACCTTGTGTTCGTCAAACGTGCCGTCTTCGTTGTACTGGTCCACCACATACACCCTGCGTCCGTTCCATCCGTCTATGTCGTTAGTCAGGAACACGTCGATATGGTCGCCGTCCACGCCCTCTGTACCACGGATGTAACCGTAGGTGTTCTGCATGGTAGTTTCCCACGGATTGCCGTTTGCATCCGTGCCGCGACGCATACTTCCTTTCGGGTTCTCGACTGTGATGTTGAACTGACCGATGCGCACATGGCCTTTCTTGTAGTTCCCGGCTTCTTTCTGTGCTTCGGTCGGGTTTTGCTCGACTTTCGCTTCTTCTTGTGCAATTTTTTCGCCAACTGTTTGCTCGTTTGCGGAAGTTTGTGTATCTTTGCTTTCAGAAAGCTCCCGATTGGCAGGATATTGATGGGGATTGTTCCCATCCAGAAGTGACTGCTGCTCGGGTGCTTCTTCCAAAACATTGCCGAGGATATCCTTATATAAGGCGATACCTCCGTGAGGCTGAGACGCTGCGGTTTGAAGGGTATCGCCTCTTTTTATGTTCTCAGCGACAAACACTTCATGTACATATAACCTATTCTTATTTGCATCTTGCATTGCCCTACAAAATACATAACAGCGTTTATCATTATAAATTATGGGGTAAGCAAAGTAATGCGACAAAACACCTTCTTGCCGTGTAAAATCAGGCAATGTCCCAAGATACACGGCATTTTCGAAGCCGTCAACCAATGATGTTATTGCGTCAAGTTTGGCTTGCCCATATCTATGAGCCAAGGAACTTTCTACTGAATTCTTATTTATTTCAACTTCACCAACTTCTGTGTCATAGAAAACTGGTTCTGGAACGTTCTCGTCCCACCATCTTTCCGCAACCTTGCGTGCGGAAAGTTCAGGCGTGCTTACTATTTGTCCTGCTTTAACCTCAATAGCAGGAGCATTACGCAACATATCTCCTCGTTGCTGTCTTTCGTCATTAGACATTGAACGAGGGTCTATTGTCCTTATATTATCCTGTTTTACTTGTTCGGATTGGGTATCCGTTTCGGATAACTGATATTCTTTATCCTCTCCTCTGTTTGTTTCTTCAGGTACAGCTCCATCCTCAACCGTGCCCTGCACGCCAGCTGGAACTTCTGTTCCTTGCTCTGTGCCGCCTTCACTTCCTCCGGCGTTACCAATCCCTTGCTCAGGCAGAACTTCATTGCCTCCGCCAGTTCGCGGCTCTTCTCCTGCGGTGTCATTTCCTTGCTCATTTATTCTTGCATTTAATGATTGTTCTATTTCGTCTGCATACAGGTTGTAAAATTCAACCTCGTCAAAGTTAGCATATTTTCTCAACATTTCGGGCAAGTTCTGCTCCTCATACGCCAAATAATCTTCGTATGTCATGCCGTATGCCTCCATACACTGTGCGTCAAGCTCTGCGCGGCGTGCTTCAACATATCGTTCTTGCTCCGCCGTGTTATCCGTGGTAAGCTCTCCACGGGTGCCGGCACTCTGCAATGCTTCGAGTATTGCATCCTTTGCCGCGCTCGTGTCACCGTTGAACGTTACGCCGTTAAGCTCTGCGTTGTCGTAGCTTACGAGTTCCTCGGCAAGGCGGTCTATCGACTTCCCACCGTTCTGCTCCGAGGCTATCATACCCACGAAACGGCGTTGTTCACCCGTGCCATATCCCGTTTCTGCCCTGAAACTCTCAGGCGTAATCTTCGCGCCACGTATGAAGTCTGATGCAACCGATACTGCGTCGTTCACGCCGTTCTCGTTGTATTGATTAAACTCCTCCCGTGCGTTCTGTCCGCTAAGTTCAGCCTGCGCCGCTTGCGTTTCCTCTTCGGTCGTATGCGTCAAAGCCTGCTTTTGGCTGTTTACCTCGTTCCAATAGTCAAGTACACGTTTTGCTTCGTCAACGTCAGCCTGCCATTTGCGCTTTTGTTCCAAATATTTGGCCTTGTTTGTGCCAATCTTCGGTGCTTTTTTCTGCACACTGTCGTACTTTTTCTGCGCCTCATTGATATTTGCGTCAATAAACCCTTGCACTTCATCGTCATTCAGGCTACCGTCGTACAAGTCGGCTATTGTTGCTTCCACCGGCACCTGGTCATATATCAGATTACCTTCATCGTCTTGCGGAATCTGTTGCTCTTGCTGAATATTTTCCGCAGAAATTCCGCCGTTTTCCGTGGAAATTCCGTCAGTCTGTTGAATATTTTTTGCACCAATGTTGCCATTTTCAGGAATATTTTGCGGTGCATTGTTCCCAGTTCTCTCAATACCAGTAACATTCATGCCTCCATTTCCATCAGGCATGAGAGTAGCAACAAATCCATCGTTCTGCATTTGCACGCTTCCGTCAGGCAAGGTTCCGATTACTTCACCATTTTGGATAATGTCCTTAGCTGTCGCCATTGCCTCCTCAGCATTGCCGAAATACTCACTCACATCAATAGGCATTCTATCTTCTGCTGTCTGTGACGCATTAGGCTCATTAGTCCCATTTGGCTCAGCATTTTCAACAACAGCCCCAGCTCCACCAACTGGCGGCTCTTCATTGTTCGGTCTGTTGGCATTCCTTATTTCGTCAATAGTGAACGTCGCCGGGCGGTCCATGCCGTTTGCATCCTGATAATATACCGACACATTGCCGTTGCCGTCAGTACCCTGCACAGTCGCTTGGTACGTTTGGCCGTCAACATTAATGTTTACCACTTGCCCAGGCACGATTTCCTCGGCCATATCAGGCTCATTAGCCTCATTCGGCCTATTCGCTGCCACATAATCCTCAACGCTTATAGGTTCTGCCACTGCTTGCAACTTGTCAGGGGATACAATATGCACCTGCCCATCCACACCTTTATAATATATCTCCTTGTCTGATGCTTCAGTGTCTATCGTTCCGTCCTCACGCATTACAACATTGCCTCGTGTAATGAATACCTCTTGCGGTTGACCGTTATTCTCTGCCGTCGGATATAGCACGGCGGCGTGTATCATGCCATCCACATGTACATTCTGACGTTCCTCGGGTGCCAGATTCTCTATTCTTGGGATAGCGTCTTGTGGCACACCACCATTAACTGCCGCGTCAGAAACCTGCTCCAACGAGTTCTTCAGCTCTCCTGCATTAAAACCTTGGTTTGCCAACGCTGCCGTAGCATAATTGATAATAGTGCGCTTTTTCTCGTCGCTATCAACATTGTTAAGCATTTTCTTAACGGCAGATGCAGCAGTCTTGTCATCCAATCCGTCTATCTCGTTGGTTATTCTTTGCCACTCTTTTGTGCCGAACACGTCAAGTCCTGAAGTATATGCGTTGTCAAGCGCATCCTTCAGCCGCCCTTTCGTCCTGATGTAGTCAACTGTTTTCAATGATGACATAAATCCGCTCATCACTGCTACACCGAGGAACGTGTCTATATTTGTATCGAGGTTGAACACGCCGTTCTCGTCTGTACTGAAATCCATGTCACCGATAAACTGTGCGTTCTCAACATTGTTGACTACCTCTTCGAGATACTCGTTGAATGTACCTTGCCATTGTGTACGTCTTGCGAAGTCGGCGTATGCACGGTAAAAGTCCTTGTTCGATATGTTGGCTATCATGTCGCGAACCTTGCCAAGCCCTAACTTGTCGGTAGCACGACCGATGCCACTTGAGATGATATTGGATAACGGACGGAAATATTCGCCAACCATTTCACTTTGGTATTCCAAATAGTTCGAGCCTATTGATTTCGCGATTGCTGCCGCTTTCGACGTTTCTGCATTGTCCCTTCCGATATATTCTACATTCCCTTGTTCGTTTCTTGTACCTCTTACGTTGCCTATCAGACGGTCGTACATATCTGCGCCGATGGCCGGTGCTCCGAATGTCATTGCAGGCAAAGCCGCAGCAAGCATATCGCCCGTAACCCGTCCGCCTGCCTTCAATGATGTTGTCAGCAGTCTTTTCATGTACTGGTTCATCATCGAGCGACCAAACGTCCTTACGCCAAATCGTGTCGCGGCTTTCATTGTAGACTGACCTAAACTTCCGATAGGATTGATGTACATCTGAGCCATAAACGGTATGGCTTGTATCGTCATTTGTCCAGCACCATACATACCGCCTAATGCGTCGGCATTCTCGCCGTTCACCATAGTCAGTAGCGAGTATGTGTCCAGCAGGTCTTTCTGTGCGTCGGTTGCAGTGCCTGCCTCGTAAGCGTCCACGGCCTCCTTCACGTTCCGTAGGTCGTGCATTTCCTCTACGCCGCCGTCATACAGTCCCGTGTCAGTCATTGCGTCACGCATGCCTCTTACGAGCCTTCCGCTCCAGCTCTCGCCTTCATCGTATGCCTTACCTGTATCAAGTACACGCCTTGCGTCAAGCGCAATGTTTATCTGCGTGTCGGCTATCTGTATGCGTTTGTCGTTTTGGTTCATCCAATACGCACGTTGAACGGGATTACCGCCAAACATCCTGTCAAGCCATGAAGAGTTCTCATATTCCTCTTTCGCCTTACGGGCATTTTCCTGCATCACGGCAGCACGGTCGGTGTACGCCTTATTGTAGGCCTCGTCTATTTGTTGACGTTCCCTCTGTCGTTGCGTTTCCCGTGCTTCAATCTGTGCCTGTTCGTCGTTCATCGTCCTTTCGATGGACTCACGCGTCAGCAAACCTTGGTATTTCTTCGACAATGCGTCTACAAGTTCCTTGCGCTGTCCTTCGTCAGCGTCAAGATACTCTATTCTTGCATTGTTGATGTCATTGTTTAGCTCATTGTATTGCTGCTGCGCCGTTTCGGTCATAAGCTCACTACCGCTAACTTGTCTACCGTCAGCAGTCGTAAATGTCCCGTTGAGATAATCATCACCGTATTTTCCCTTCATCAGCACGTCAACATACTCTGTCAGGCTTCCGTCTAACCTCATTGCACGAGCGTTGCTGTCAGGTAGTTCGAGAGAGGCAGGCTGTTGCTGCATATATTCACGCTCGCCCGTTATCTCCTGCTTGGCCGTCCTTATGCCTATCTCACTGCGTGAAATTGGTTTTCCTTGCTCGTCTGTCCATGTGTACAAAGGCTCGCCAGTTTCCCTATTGAAGGGCACGGCTTCGTCCGCTTTCAGCCACGGATAGCGTTTCAGTGTTTCCGCTGTAGGCGTAGCCATCACTATATTACTTGCCTCTGGTACAAACTGCGCTTTTGGCTCTCTTGCTTGAACCCTCTGCATACCTTCCTGCACCCTCTGCAAATCAGCCTTATTTGGCTCATTTGGCTTATTCGGCCCATTATTAGGCGCAACGCCAACTCCTTGTGCTACTTCTTGCGCAGTTGGCGACAATCTGCCGTATTCCTCCTGCGTAAAGCTTTGCTGTGTATTGGTAACCGTATTTGGCTCATTAGGCTTATTAGCCTCATTACCATACCCCAACGATTTTTCAAAGTCCTCTTCACTACCAAGGTCATAGTCACCTTCTATTGCATTGTAAAGATTACGCCTATTGTTTGCGTCCTTCAGCGAATTTCTGAAATCGTCCTCACTACCAAGGTCATAGTCACCTTTCAGTGCATCATACAAATTCTTGATGTTATCTTGTGCCATTGTCTTGTTCTTTAATTACCAAAGCCTGCTATTTTCTTTTTGCCTGATGATTGAGAGTTGCCAAAACCACTCACTTTCTTCTTACTTCCGCTTTCAGGTGAACCGTATTTTTGCCTCATCTTGGCATTTACCAATTTCACCGTCGATGAAGTGACCTGTTTCTCCGGCATGTGCGTGTATGGGTTGATTTGCGCATTGTCGGTCTTAATCTTGCTCACCTCGTCTGGGTGCAACTGCTCCCAACGTGCATACTCGTCCCAATCTTCTTGTGCTCCACCACTTCCTTTACCTTTCTTATTTGCATTCTGTTGTGCAATACTCACTCGTTGTGCTCCTTGTGCCTCCGAAGCTCTGTTATGCCTCTTTTGCTCTTCGGCTCTTTGCTTTGCAAGCTCATGTGTCCGTTGTGCATTCTCGCGGTTCTGCCTTAGCCGTGCGGCAGTGCCTATGAGGTTGTCCGCTTGCTTGTCAGCGTCCTGTCTTGCCTTTACTGCCTTGTCATACCTGTCGGCGTTCAGCTTGTCCTGCTGTTGCTGCAAGCCCGACAAGTATCTGCGCGCCGTTTCGTAGCGAGCTGCATTCTCTCGCCTGCGTTGAGCCGCACGTTCCACGGCCTTACGGTGAGCGTCCGACATCGTGACGGTCTGCTTTATAGGCGTAGCGCCGGCCATCGCCCCTGCAACATTACTCAATGCTACGAGGCCGTCTGATATGGCGGCTATTCTTCGGTTGCGTTTCTCACGCCGCTCCCTTGCCGCCTGTTGCTCCGGACTTTCGGTGTACTCACGCCTTACACGTTCTATTTCCTGCATCCAGTTGGGCTGTCCGCTCGTGTCAATGTTAACGGGCGACTTGGCAAATTCACGGTATTGCGCAGCCTTGCCTTCCATATTCCTTATGGACTGCTCCACTGCGTCAGGCTGTTGCGTTGCCGTAGCCTGCTCCTGCTTTTTCTTCTCTTCCTCTGTCATGGTTCTTGCGGCTTTAGTATGGCAGTCTTTTGAACTGTGGAGAGTTCCACATGCTGTTTTCGGGTAATATGTCAGGATTTACACTAATCCCTTGTCCCTTGCTGTTTATTGTTTCCAATGTACCAGCCGGAGCATCGCTTCCCTGATTTCCACTCGCTTTTTTGTTCGTCCCTCCGTCTCCGGCTGCTGCAATGAGGCTTGCCCCTGCGTTCACCGCTCCCGTGGCGGCTTGTGCCGTTGCTGCCCTCCTTGCCGCTGCGGCCTCGGATTTCACGGCATCCTCCTGTGCGTCGAGGTCGGCCTTGCGTTCGCGGTATTGCGCCTCGATATTGTCCTTGCGTGCTTCCGCCTTTGCCGCCACTTCCGACAGAGCGTCGCCCATAGCCGCCGCGTTTGCCTGTTGTGTCGAAGCGAGAGATGCGTCTGTGCCGCCTATTACCTTCTGCTTGCCTGCTGCAGCCCTGTTGCGTGCCTTTATCGCCTCATTCGTGCGGCTAAGCATGCGCTGCACGTCTGCTCTCTGCGTTGCGTCCTCATTGTAGCGGCGATTGTACCAGTCCCGGTTCTCTCTCTGCTGCTTTCGTATGGCTTTCAGCTGTTCCCTTTCCTGCTTGTTTGCCGATATTCCGCCAAATATGGCGTTGCCAATAGACGACGCAAGACTCACACCTGCGCCAATAAGCGGCGATATTGCCATCATCACGCCGTCAGGCGCAATAATCTGCTGTAAAAGTTCAAGAATATGTGTCATAATTGCAATTATTTGTACTTTGCAAATATCCGCAATCACAACCTTTTTTCCTGCATATCTGCGCAACTCATATTAGGCCCATTTGACTAATTCTTAAAAAGAAAGGCCGCCAGACTTCACAGCCTGACAGCCCTCAAATGAAGAAGTTATATATATTAGTCAAATGCTCAATACCAATACGGCCTTACCCTCAATTTCTTTGGTTCGTAGGGCAATACCAATACCGACGCAATCCGCTGCCTCGTGTCCTCGGCCTTCTGTTCCCAGATGGTGTAAGTGTTGGCCGCCGGTAGCGTCATTTCCAGCCACTCCGCGTAGCATTTGTACACGATGTAGTCATGGATGAGCCGCCTAAGCTCCTGCACCTGCGTTTCGCTCCTCTCGTGTTCAAACGTCAGACGGATAACATACACGTCCGCCTCGTTGCCGTCGTCACCACACCGGCACCGCCTTATCGGTGTCTTAGCATACGGGAACAATATGTTCATGCACTCGTACACGTATTTTGCCACCAATCCCGTCACTGTCTCACGGTTACCTTCGTCCAAGGCGTCCTTTGTGTTGTGCGTCTCTGCGTCGCCTCCTATGCTGTCCGCCGTGACAAGCAGCCTGTTGGCGACATCTGACAGCAGTTCATCCTGCTTCAGCTCAATATCTACGCTATATGTTCGTCTTATCCTTTCCATCATCATTTTTCTTGATTAAGCCTCGCAACGCTTCCGTAACCTCGTTGCCCATCTTAACGTTGCCGTTAAACTCAACACTGCTGTATTTCGGTCGAAGGTATGCCATGAGGTCGCAGTACACTCGGAAGTAGTCCTTACCGTGCAGCTCGGCAAGCTCCACTTGCAGACGCTCGGGGTCTTCCATCGCCTCCACGAGCTTTGCCAGCGTGTCGAAGCCGCCGAGCTTGTCCTTCTTGTTCGGCGTACCCTTCTTGCGTCCTCCCGTCTTGGGTTGTCCTTTAGGCCTGCCCACCATTCGCTCCTCCTTCCTCGGCTTGTCCGCTCGTCTGCTCGTTTACTCGTCCCTCGTTTGCTTGTATCTGTTGCATGGCTTGCTGTTCCTCTGCGTTAATGATACTCAATAGTTTGTCGCCGAACGGGAATGCTCCTGCCTCAAGCATCGTCTTCAGGCTGATCTGCCCGCTCTGCCATACTTGCAGCAAGAACTCGTTTGCCACTTGCCTGAACACTGGCGACGTGGTGCTCTCGCTGATGTTTATGTCATACTCCATGTACTTCACCTTCGACGGGTTGAAGTTCACCTTCTGCCCGTCCCTGCCCACGATATTTACTATCCTGTCAGTCGTGTAGTATTGCTGTATGTTCTTGCAGTCCTTCGCCGCCGACGCTTTCCTAAACGAGCTGTACGCCGTCAGTATGCCTTGCAGGCTCGTCGCCGCGTTCTGTGTCTGCTGCGCGTAGTACGTGCCGCTGACGTTGCCCACGCTCTTGCCCTGCAACGCCGCGTTCACGCCCGTTATCTCGTCGAAGAACTGCTTTTCCATCTGCACAAGCTCGGTCAGCCCCAAGTTCTGCACGCTGTTGGTGATTTGCGTCGGCAACGGAATGTTCGGCTTCGCCTTGAACACGAACACGCCGCCCGGCTTTGCCCATACGTCGGCTATGTCCTCTATGCTTAATCCCGTACCTTCAAGTGCTTGTTCGGGAACGGCCAACAGACCTTTTGCCGATGTGCGCAGCAGGTAGTCGTTAAGATTGATAAGCTTGTTTATGTACCGCTGCACATCGATGACGTCGGTCACGAACGAATGTATCTCGCCATTGATGAACGGATAAAAGCGGAATACAAACGGGTGTTCGCCGTGCTCGTATGGAGTTTCACCCTCCATTATTACTTCTCCCGTAGGAGCGAAGAAGCGGTAATACCAGTAGTTGTCGATAAACCATTCGGCGGTAATCAACTTGCTTTCGATTTCTTCCGTAGCCACGCCTGCGCTCATGGCCTGCTGTCGCCGCTGTTCGTTCACAGCGTCCACAAGCTCGCGCTTGTCCCTCGTCTCGCATTTGAACATCTCGCCCGTCAAGTGGTCTATGCAGTGGTAGCGTGCCTTGCGCTCCTTGTTCCACACCTCGATGACGCGGCAATTGTTCGTGTCCTGCGGGAACAGGAACGAGGCGTTGATGTCCCTGTGGTAGCCGAATTGGTCCGCGCTCTGCGTCACAAAGTGCTCATCCGTGGCGTAGTGGTATATCTGCCTCAGCCGCTCAACGTCGCCCGGACGCTTTGCGAAATTCGTCAGAAGGTCGCCCCACGTCATGTCGTGTATCTCGCCCACAAGCGAACAGTCCCAACACCTGACGTCTTTCATGCCCGTGTCAACGAAGAAGTTGTCCGCTTGCACCATAGTAGTCCAACAGTCCAAGCGGTCGCCCATATAGCCGAACGACTTTCTCGCGCCAACGAAGCCGCCAATCACGAAATCTTCGAACAAGTCTGCATACAGCGTCCGCCCGTCATTAATGTCGTCAACATACTTCAACAGCTCCGTCAGGCAGTCGCTCATCACCTGCTCGTCCCTGTCCCTCGCCACGCATATTGGCTCGGTGTTCTGGTTGATGTACAGACCTTTAACCGTATTGACGAGCTTACGTATCATGTTGTTCTTCATCGGGATACCGCCCTGCCGCCTTATCATCTTGCTTTCGGGCACAAGCCGTCCGCGCTCGTCCCTCACCTTGTCGCTCCATTGGTCACCGTATGTGTACGCCATGGCACGCCTCCGCTCACGGCGGAACTTGTCGAGGTTGTCCCAACAATACTCCGCCTGCATCAGCACGTCGTAGGCGTGCCTGTCTTTCGTCATCAAGCCCGGCGTAACGGCTATCGGTTCGTATGCCATCGTCTTTCCACTTTTTCCGCAAAGTTAGCCAACGCCCCTTATTGTTCTTGTATATCTGCGCAAGTCGTGGCCGACAAGGATTTGCAATCAGCCTTATTTGGCTTATTGGCCTTATCGGGCTCATTCGTCTCATTAGGCCCATTTATCTTATTTATACAATTTCTAAATAAAATCTAAATTAGAAACAAAAGAAAAGGCCGCCCATCCTCACGGACAGGCGGCCTCAAGCGCTCTTTTAAATATATTACAACGAAAAAAATCGTTATCCTTTCATTTTCTTTACTCTTTTACCTTTAAAACTATTTACCTTATCTTATCTTGATACTTGTCCCTTTCTTCAATTGTCAACCGACTTATCACATCTCCGTGAATGTCAAGCTGACTCCAGCCTGCCACGATTACATATTTGTACGGCGTGCCGCTGATACGAGGCATTTTGACACCCTGAACGGCACCAATCAGCTGCCAGTTCACCATATCCCTGCTGCCCCACAGTGCAAGGTATTTCGCACCGCCGTGGCTTATGCTCCTTTCGACAAGCGTTCGCATAGTTTTCAGCACGTCGGGCTTATCTAATTTCATCGGTCTTGTGGTGTAGAATGCCATGCCGTCGCCCACCAACGCCTGTGCGTCAGCGTCAAACCGGCCTATGACCGTCACGCCATTGTCGCCTACCATGTTCACCATCGACGCCGGATAGCCTTCCACCGCCGATGTCAGGGTATTGGCCATCGTTGCCCACATCTTCGACTTCAGGTCATACACGTATGCCGTATGCGTGCCCGTGTCGTCTGCATCGTAAGGCTTGAACACTATTATCCGATAGTTAATGTAGTCGAAAGCCATCCTCGCCCCTTGTATGAATTTCAAGAAGTCGTCGGCCTCAAGCCACCCATCAGCCCCATTAGGCTCATTCGTCCCATTGCCCCTGAACTTTCCCACTATCCTCGTCCACCCCGGCAAGTCGTCCACGTCAAACGTAGAAAACCTCTCCTGCAGGTCGCCACTAAGCAGCGTCGTGCGTTCGCCTATCAGCTGCATAAGGCCCCGCTCCGACAAGAATATTATCGAGTTGTCTATCTGTAACGCTGCGTCGGGGTCATTGCCAAGCAGCGTTTCACGCGTCGGCGGGTTCGTCGCCACAAACAAACCCGTCGTGCCCACACTAAGCGGCCATACGCCGTCCGTGCAGAATGCGTACAGAGGCATAGAACCGTATGCCGTGCCCTCGCTCATCGCCTTTGCCGCGTTCTTCACCGCGACAATCTCTCCCGAACCAATGGCGTTCACGCCCTGCGACGGAAAGAAAAACGGATTGTCCACCTCGCTCGTGTACATGTAGTTCGGATGGCTTATTGTACCTTCAGCTTTAGTAAGTGCGGCTTTTGCAGCCGTCTCGCTATCGTACTCCGTGCCATGCTCGTACAGGTTGAAATCCTCGTCGAAGAAGTATGCGCCGTGCAGGAATGGGTGAGACCGTAAATCTATCTTGAACACCATCCAGTTGTAAGCTTGGTATGGAGATACTATCAATTCTATCCTCTTAGCATCAGGATGTGGGTAATATAAGTAACCGGCGTTCACCCACAGCCTGTACCACTGCTCTGATAGCGGTGCGCATGTCGTCACGCCGTTTGTCGTTATCACCACCTGCCCTGACACTTTGCCTTGCCCGGCTTCTGCGACCTGCCCTCCGAGCCACGTCCAAGGCATGTCCCTGAAACCTATTTTCAGATTTGCAGCGTTAAGTCTTCCGTTGTATGTATGCACCAATTCCGGCATCACTTTCTGCCAAGAGTTGTAGTCGTCCGTCAGTGTGTCTGTCCTTGCTGTCAGGTTTTCAAGAGTGCCTTTCGGGAATTTCACGAACGACAGGTCAACCGGCGCACTTACTTCCTCGCCTTTCCTCGGCCATATTGTAGACGAGTTGTTTTGCTCCAGGTAAGGCCACTCCATCGTCTTGTTGTCCGCGTCTTCCGACGTTCCAAGCCTGCACGCTTCCTCTATCGTGTATTCCTTAAGCGGATAGAACAGGTACTGCTGCTCCACCTGGCTCTCCAACGTGTCCGGCTTCTGCTCGAACTGCACTATGTGGTGGAAACCGCCGAACTCCGTTAGCATCCTGATGTAATAGTCCTTTACTGTATTATTACCAATCAAACTGTCGTCTAAAAGACTGTAATGCACATCCAACTTTTGATGATGACACAACTTCGCTGAGAAATCGCCATCACTTATACTTGTATCAAAAGATATGCTTTGGCTTTCCATCACCGACGGCCCATTCTGTTCGTCGGCGTTGTTGCCTTCCGACAGTTCCCACTGGCTGTCCGGGATGTCTCCGCCGTACCACGAATACCGAGGCGGCGACCAGCGGCGGCTCGCCCACCTGCCATAGTAAACTCCGTAATCAGGCAGGTACGCCCTGTACACGCCTTGCTTCCATGTCTGCCGGCTAATTCCCTGTGTAAGTCCGTCTATTCCTTCACCGTCTATCACAGTCTCGTCTTCCACTTTTTCCCAATATGTACCTGACGGTTGGTATGTCGGTATCTTCTCCTTCCTTGTCAGCACAATATGTTTCGGGTCTTCCGTATAGCTCTGCATCTGCGGCGTGACAAAGACGCATATCCTGTCTATCACGTCCTCCCAGTCTTTCAGCTTTTCCTTGTCTTCCGCGCTCGCCGTGGCTTTCACTCCGAGGACGAATGCTTTTACCATGAGCCTGGACGCAACGCTCAATTCCCAATAATAACTGCCATTAGTATCTTTCTTCAACTCCGCGTTTATCTTATACGGCCATATCATCGGATTGTCTTCCATCGTCGGAGCTATCAGCACCGGCGCGCTCTGCATTATATACGTACCGTCATACAGCCTGTAGGCTGTCCTTACGAAAAATTTTTCAAGAAACAGCCCGTTGCGTCTCATTTCCGCCTTCACCTCGTTAACGCGCCCCAGCAAGTGGTTTACCCATTCCGGATAATCCTCGAACGCATCCTCGTAGCTCAACATCGAACCTTGCGTAAATTGCATGTCCGCACGGAATTTTATCGTCACATTTTGATTGTGCGTCTGCACCCAGAATCCGTCGTTGTATGACGGTTCGCCGCTCTCATTTACCGAACCGCTGTAATATATCGGGCTGAATTCCAACCCCACGTCCGGCGGAGCCTGCCCAATATATTTGTATTGTCCGCCGCCGTCCTCTTTCCAGCGGTAATAGTGCAGCCCCACAGTGCTCCCGGAACTCTCCGTGCTCCCAGCACTCCCCCTAAAGTTCACCACCAGCACGTTCCCCACGCTTGTTATCTGGTAGTTCCCTTCGGTGAACAGCCCGGTGACTGGTTCCGTTATCTCCGTTCTCCCGTCACCGTCTTTCCTTTTCCACCATGCGTTGCCATCACCGTCAACCATGATGTACACGTCGCCCTGTGAAGTATGGTGCACGAATACCAGTCCTTTCCATCCCGCCGGAAGTTCCGCAGCGGTCTCAGCCAGTTGTATCGGCCGCAAACCATCACCCGTATTTATTGCGTTGTGGCACACCTGTAGCTCACCGTCACCACATTCATAATCATTCTGCGTTGACGTCAGCCCCTTCAGCCTTATCTCTTTTACCTCTCCTGTCCTCATTTGCCCAATCTTTCTATTAGGCCCATCAGGCCCATTTGTCTTATTTCTTAATTCTTCATTCTTAATTTCAAGACTTCCACCTTAACCGGCCCTATATTCTGCCGCATGTCGCCTCCGTAATTATTATCACCGGTCTTTTCCTCTTCCTCGTCACCGAAGTCAGGAGCTTCGCCCGTGCCTACAATATTATTACCGGTCGGGCCTTCGTCCGCCCTTGTGAACGTCCTTGCGTGCAATATGTCGCCAATGCCTATAAGCAGGCCGTTACATTCGTCGTTATACACTTTCAGTGCGTTCACGTCGTAATTACACATCAACAGCCATTTGTACAATATCATCCTCACGATATACGAGAATACCTGTTGCTTCAGCACATCGTCAAACGCCTTATTGTATTTTGCCGGCATGTCCAATGTCAACGTCCAATCTGTGTCCGTCGTTACCGCCGCCGTGAAATACTCCTTTGCCACAGCCGCCACGTTAGAGCAGGCCTCGTTCCAGTACCGTTCCAACATCTCGGCGTCCTCCTTTATCGTCGATATGTTGTAGTACAGATTCTCCCCGTCCTGCGTTATCGTCTTCGCGCCAATGTATGCCGAGGTCTTGTTCACCTCGGCAATAACATCAGCCTTCGTTATCGTTATTATCAACTCCATATCCAATTATGAATTGTGAACTATGAATTAATCATTGTAAATTGCAAAAATCGCCAACCACGGCTTATTGGGCCTATCAGACCCATTCGGCCCATTTAGCTTACCAGCCTTATTTCTTAACTCTTCACTCTTAGTTCTTAATTCCTCAATGTACATTCTTCCGCACCATTCAGGCTCCAGCCCGTATGTCTGGTATATCTGTTGTATGTACGGGCATGGTATCAGAATCCTTCCGCCAGTGTCTCTCGTCAGACCGTGCGTACTTGTCATATCCACACCGTCTGGATTAACGGCGAGCACATACCTTCCGCCCATCCTCGACCATACAAACCGCAATGAGTTCTCCGCCTTCGGGGCATCCTCCAGGCTCTTGACGAGCAACTTATTCATATACCTGTACGTCCATTTCGGTATATATGCACAACTGTGCATACCGTCCATCAGCAGGTAATGCCGCCGTCCCATCTTTCTTATCAGGCCTATCTGCCTTATTTGTCTTATTAGGCTCATTAGCCCTATTTGTCTAATTAATCCCATTGTCTTCTTGCAAATTTATATTTTAATATCCGCATTCCCAGTATATCTGCGCACACCCTCTCATGTTCTCATCCTTTCTCCTCCCCTCGTAGGGGTCGGGAGTGATACCTTTTCGTTCCTAATTCTTCATTTTTAATTCTTCACTCTTCATTTTTAATTCTTACCTCCCTAAACATTTCCGGGCACGATTTCCTTCCGTCAGTATGCGGTATTGGTTTAACCTTTTCCATACGCACCTGCCCTGCATACCACCTCCTGCTCCTGAATGTCACAGTTTCGTAGTACGTATGCGCCGTTACTGTAGCCTCAATTGTATTGAGATATTTTTTCAACCTTGCGTTGCCCTCCGGCGTGTCCTCGAAGATATACGAGCATATCCAGTACCTCTCCACGCCTCTGTCTTTCAGTATCACTGCCCTGTACTTATAGCCCAACAGCAGCTTCATTATCTCCTTTACTAACCTCATATCATTTAATTTTTAATTGTTATTTTGTTAATTCATTCAACTCATTAACCCTTTGTCTCAATGCTTCCTCATAATCTACACCCGTCGTCTCCGCGTCGTGCCGGGCAATGCGCCTTAGCCTCGCCCGTGCGCAGCGTGGGCAGCGGATGGAAAGCAGGCGTGTGATACGTAGTCTCTCATTTCCCCTCCTTAGCTATTCTCTTGGCTTCTGCAAGTGAAACCCCTTCCCTGACTAATTCTAACGTCCTGTCACGGCCTAACTTCCTGTAGACCGGTATCCAGTCCTTGCGCACAAGGTCGGCCGGCTCTCCGGGCGGTATTGCCTTGCCTGACTTCACATAGTGCTTGCTCGAAGGATTGGACAGCTCCTCAAGCGTTACGCCTTCCTTGTTGACTATCTTGTATTCGTGACCGTCAATCTTCACAACACCATAATACTTGGCAATGGAAAAGTAGGAGTTTGCCCAACATTTCTCCGTCATTATTACTGCACTCATTTCTTTTTCTCCTTTCTTTCGGGAAGCAAATCCTCCAAATAAGCGTATTCCAAAATATCTGAAAGTGGAAATTCAATGCCTGACTGCGTTATAAATCCAATATATTCATGGAAATAACCGACAACATCAAATCTACCTATGCAGAAACCTCTTTTAATCCTTGCAATTACGTGGACATCCCTTTTCAATTCCTCACCATATGCTGACGGCTCGTGCCATACGCTGTTGATGCGCCATTGTGCGCCCATCTTAAATCCAAAGACAGTGCCCCGCACTTTCACCTTTGCGTATTGGACTCCGCTATATTCCCAACGGTCTTTTGCGCATTGAAACGCCGCCTTTTCAATCTGCTCTCTTGTCATATTAATTCCCAATTATGTAATTTTACAATGGGCATGGCGATGGTTTACCCTCCGCCACGCCCGAACACACATCAACGTCGAAACTCATTACCGACACAGAAGTCAAACCACAACTCTTTGAACTGCTTTCCGCAGTATTCTGCCAACTCTCTTGTTTTTAATGCAAGGCGCGAGCCGTAGAGCGCATACGAGGACGAGAAAGCGTTGTACGAATACACGTAGCCGAGGTCGCAGGACGTCCCGCTGAACGCGAAGCCGCCGAAAGCCACAAGGTTTTTCTTTTTGTCCTCGTCCATTCTCTCGACTTCATCTTTCGTGTATAGATAGAAATAAGGATAATACCTACATTCATCTTCAGTGAACTTCGGAGTCCATCCCTCATTGAGTGCAGCAACAATAATGCGGAGTTTTAGGTAGGCAGTCAAATCGGAATCAACATCATCTATATTGTTATACTGAAAAACAAGAGGATGGTTTCTGCCAAGCTCATTCAAAGCGTCTTTAAACGTCTTAATACGCTCCATAATGTCTTTCGGCTTATCGTCAACTAAAGTCAAGACATTATTCACCCATTCAACTTTCTTACCTTCAGGTACTTCAATACTAATCAGTTTTGTTTTCATAATATTTTCGTAATTTGAATATTATTTTTACTAATTTCTTGTTCTGCTCCCTGTACATGTCAACCTCCCTTTGCAGGAAGTCTATCTCGTTGCATAGGGCTTCATGCTCGATATCGGTCATTTTACCAGTTCAAAATCATAAACGAACACATAGGGATTCTCTTTCCACACGTCTTTTCTGCTCACCTTATTGATGAGGTGAGCAAAGGCTTCACGAGGATTTTCAAAGGAGCAGGCATTGTCTCCTTTGCCAACATAATACTGAACGTATATCCCGTTTTCATTTACGACTTTTCTAACGCCCTCTTTGATGCAATCCTCGTCCGAAATGTCTTGCAACCGTTCTACACGAACATCTGTTATGCGGATTTGGTGAATCATCATGTCTGCGGCAACGAACATTTTATTATTGAAGCCGGGATGCTCCATCCACGATATGTATTCACAAGCCTTTTGCAAATTCTTCTCGTAATGTGCGGCACAAGTCGCGTTATTGCTATTTTCCAATTCCTCTGGAATAGAACAATAACTTTGCGCCAATACCGAGACTACTCAACCATATATGTTTTCCCTTCATAGGCTTTTCGTTATAAAGCCATAGACTTCCATCGGCATCCCTTGCTATCCACATAGTTTATTCCTCCTTTAATTCAACAGGCTCATCTTCCCAGGTTAAATGTCTACCTATAAGTTTCTTTATTGTGCCTTTAGGAAGTGAAATTCCAGTATCTTCATTATCATAGTCACTAACATCTTCATCACTCCAATATTCAGGTTCCCATCTATTGAGTGAGTTATTAGGGTCGGATCTCAAAGGTCTAAAAGCAAATATACCTTCTTTTCCGTTCTTATCTACTGCTACCCATGCCATATTATTCCTCCCAACAAACTCTACCGTCCCTTGTGCAGATTGGTTTACCTTGTTTGGCTGCTTCGAGGGAAAAGGGTTTAAGTTTGAGCTTGTTCATATTCTTTTCAAGTTGGTTTTGTATATTTTCACTTACCTTGTTAGCTATGCGCTCTGCTATTTTTTCTTCTTTAGTAGGATAATCCTCTGTTGTATGTTGTTCTCCACCAAAATACTCTATCTCTTGTTCCACATCTTCTTTGTTTTATTTGATTTCTATATACACCAATGTTTTTGAAGGCATACTTACCATAACCCTTCTATCTTTACCACTATAAGTAACCTTATTTACAGCAAGTTTATATCTTTGAAAGCCTTGTATAGGCTCTCCGACCTTTTCAAGTTTCTTGAAGATGCGATTTAGCCTGCAAACATCATTTATAATTCTTTGTTCACACGCTTCATCTTGAATAGAACAATATGCACAATTACCTTCAACACACTGATACCACTCGCCGTTGTTCTCAAATATTTCTCCTATCTTACATTCCATAATCAAAAAATAAGTATTGTATCATCATATTCACTTATAGTGTTAGCGTCCTCATAAACGTTATCAGAATACACTTGTATTATCTTTGACTTATCTTCCACTTTCGAAAGTTCGTCAATCAATTCTTGTACGGTCATTGTTTAGTCCTCCTTTCTTCAATTCGGCAATGAGGGCATCGGCTGCATCTACAGCATATTTAGCAAAGTTGATTCTGTCTATAGTGAAGCCATATATAGAAGCAAATACTTCTTTGGCGATTTCATACCTGCGCTGCTCCCAATCAAAATCGGGAATACGTGTATCTTCTATTGGTATATCCTCAAAATCCCACCATAGGTTTAATCCTCTCACATGATGATGTTCTACACCCTTGCTGTCAATATAAGACACTTGGTCAGAATCATCTCTTTCTGACTGATAAAAATTGTTGAACGACACCACATCAACTATCTCTCCGGTCTTTCTTAGTCTCTTTTTCATTGCAGACCTCCTTTCGCCACGTTGTGCCACATTTCGCTTGCCACCTGCAAGCTGTCAGCCTTTGCTTGAATACCAATGTACCGCTTGCTTGCGTAATCCCTTTCAGCTCTTGCCTTGCCGACGTAGGCGAACGCTATCACCACCAGCACCAACGCCTCCGCGAACATGAAGGCATACGGCCATCTGTGTATTGCCTTGTTTACAACTCGGCACGTCTCCTTGACGGCCATCGCGAAGCCCCTGCCTATCATCGAGAAGGCCTCGCGGTAGATGTTTGATGTAAATGCTATCTTTGTCATAAATCCAATTTTCAAATAAAACATTCGTTCTCACTGATTTCCTCGGCGCAGAAACGTTCAATCCATGTGTCGAGACTTCCGTCATGCCCACAGTGTTCACGCAAGGAGCATTCGTCGCAAGGATTATCTACGTATGAAGTAGCAACATGGTACAACTCCCCGTCTATTTCTACTCCTGTCAGTTTCATGGCTTGTTTCTTAGCTTGATGAAACCCTGCCTTTCGTACTCCCGCAACTCGTCGAGCTGCTTCTCGTCAACGTCGGCCACTGTCTCGCCATTGATGGTAATCCCTGCGGAGATTCCGAAGCGTTGTCGGATGCGGTCAATTAAGCCACCGTCCTTGGTTCTCCAATAAATCGTCACTCGCATACCTTTCATCTGTTATTCCTCCTCGTCGTTATAGTTCTCAAACCTGTTCCCGCCCTTGACAAGCAGTATGCACACGATTGCCACGGCGATTATAAATGCTATTAAGTAATTCATGATTGTTCTTATTTTTCGTCTTCAACTTGCGCTATTGCGCGGAATATCTCGTATGCCACTTGAGGTACCCATGCGTTACCCAACGCTTTCACCGCTTCGGAGCGCCACCTTGGAAAGGTGATACTAGCCAGTCCGAAGGAAACCCCATCATGTCTTGAACAAACAGGGGATTGAGTTGGGAAATCCGCCCATCTGTCTGACGGCAGACCTGCATCGGCAAGTCCATTTTCCCCTCCTTGTAAGCCCGTCCTTGCGCACCTTTCCAGTCCCTCGCATTCGGTGTCATCAGCAGGCCGTTCGGTCTCGTCTCTCCGTTCGCCCGGCTGTGGAACATAGTTCCTCCTGCCTCCTTCAGTTCCGACACGCGCCTTGCGTGGTGTATGTCCGTCACCATCGGAGTGGGGAGCAGGTCTTTCCTTATCACCCTGCCTATCAGTGAGCTGCGTTTTGACTGGCTCGGAGGCAGCGTGGTATTTTTCCCGTCCTGCGCACACGGCGTCGGCAGCAAGTCCAGCGGCATAAACTCCGTATTCCCGTTTGCATTGCATCGTTTCAGACCCTGCGTCTGCACTGTGGGTAACAGGGTCTTGTATCCTTCTTGCAACAATCCATATCCTGTCCCTGCGGTGGGGCGCTCCGACGGCACAAGCCGGAATAACAAACGGCTGGACGGCATATCCTTCACGCTCAAGACCCTCGCAGATTTCACGAGGGTGAACCGCTGCTCCTTTCGGTATATGTGATTCTCCTCGAAAATATCGTCTGTGCGTCCCACCGCAATCTCCTCGCCGGGCTGTACCATCGTGAGGAGGCCAGCAACGTTCTCGCCAACAAACCAAGTGGGCTGTATCTCCCGTATTGCCCGTAAAGTTTCAGGCCACAGGTAGCGGTCATCGTCCGCTCCTCTGCGCTGTCCTGCAAGGCTGAACGGCTGGCATGGAAATCCCCCGGTGAGCACGTCGATTTTGCCTCGCCATTCCGTAAAATCCGTTTTTGTAATGTCTTCATAAATCTTGCTGTTTGGATACCAGTATTCAAGCACGCGGCGTGGAAACTCCTGTATCTCGCAATGGAACACGTTGTCCCAGCCCATCCACGAGGCTGCTATTTCCGCTCCGCCTATTCCTGAAAACAGGCTTGCATGTGTCTTAATCATCGCCAATAGTTTAAAATCCCGATAGCCTCGGCTCTTGTTTCTCTTTCAGTACTTGCGCCACGCGTGCTATTTCATCATCAACCCTCTTCTCCAAGGCCTTGCTCTCCTTCAGAGCTGATTGCGTGCGCGTCTTGAAATACTCCTTCTGCTTGTTTCTCATTTCCGAGACAAGATTGAAAAACTGCCTTGCGTCCATAACTCTTCACTCTTAATTCTTCACTCTTCACTTAATCACACGCTTCCCTCGAATATCTTGGCGAAGTTCTTTGCCTCGAATATCCAGTCAAAGTCCGCCGGTATCTTACGCCGCGGCGTGCGTCCGTTCAGGTAGTCGCTTGTCATGGCGTTGCGTATGGCGTCGGCTATCTCCTGCGCAGTGTAATTCAACACTACGTCCTCTAATTTACGCTCACGCTCGTTCGTCAGTACTTTCACCGGCTTGATGGAGCTGTGGTAGTACTCTATCATTTCATTGAAGAACTTAAACATACGGAGGGATTTTTCCTTTACGGACTTGTCGGCATTTTCTCCGTTTTTCTCACGCGCGTTTTTTTCTTTTTCTTTTTTTATTTCTTTATTATTTACTTTACTTTGTGGATTATTGTCAACATTAACTCGGTTATTGCATACATTAACCCCGTTATCGTCTGCATCAATAAGCAGGTAAGGCAGTTTCTCATCCGTCTTGCGCCTTTTTGCGGCCTCGAAAAAACGTTTCTGAATTCCATGAGAAGTCAGAACCCTTACCGAGTCAAACAGGTTTTTATCGAAGAACCCCCACCTGACTAAGCGGTTCAAAATCTGGTCAAACAATTCAGTGCTGACACCGGGAAGGGAACGAAGCATTTTCATCTTCATCTTGTCATTCCACTCTATGAAGTAGCCGTTGCGATATACCGCACAGAGCAGCTTGACAGCTGTTATCTCACCCTTTATCCCGAACTCCCCGGCGATGCAAACTATCTTCTCGTCCTCGAAGAAGTCGACATCGAAAGGGAAATAATCGAGCCCGATTTTCTTTGGTCTTGCCATTGATTGTCAAACGTTTTTAAGAAAGTCGTCAACCTCGCGCATAAAATCATCTATGCCTCGGCACAATACATACTTAAACTCACCGTCGGCGCAAACCGCCTGTTGCCACCACTTTTGCGCGTCACTCTGCCTGCCATTGGCTGTCTTCATTTCTATCAGCAATCCACAGTAATGGCGGTTGCGTTTCAGAAGAATTAAATCTGCCACGCCAGGTATTACGCCCTCCGCTTTGAGCCTCGCACCAGTAACACCGTCGCGACGCCCGCCGTTCGGCACGGCAAACAGCCGCGCGAACAGATGCGGATATTTCAGCCTGAACCACCGCACACATGACACTTGTATGCGGTGCTCCTCGTCTGATGGCTGACGGCGCACGTCCTTGGCATTTGCCATGGCAAGCAGCTCGTCAAGCGTCGTCTTCTTCATGGCCGTGCGTCTTATCTATCACCACATCCTCGCATCCCGTTGCACTGATTGTCACCTTCTGCCCGTCGGGTATGCCGTCAACAAAACGTTTCACGGCCTTGCTTATGGCCTTGTCCGTTTTATCAGGCTTATCAGTCCCACCAGCTTTATTAGGCTCATTCGGCTTATTTGCCCCATCCGCCTCATAAAGGAACACGTCCATTATCTTGGTTTCCGAAACTGCCTCGCAGTCCCAGTCTACCACCGTGCCCTCCATGTACTTGTTCGTCATCCGCCTTGCGTCGTCGATGTCCTTCGCCTGCACAAGCAGGTAGGTCGCAGTCTTTTTCTCCTTTTCCGTCCTTTCGTCGGTTTGGATATAGTTTATTTTCACCTTGTACCACTTGTCGGCCTGTGAGTTGTCAGACTTCACAAGCTGCGAGTAGTTCGTGATCTTCTCCGACACTACGTCAAACTCACCGCTGACGTAGCATGACATTTCCTTTATTATACGGCTTTCGGCCTCGGTAAACGAGAGCGCATCTACGATATACAGCTCCGTCACCTTCTTCTGCATCCCGTTTTCCATTGTTTTCTCGTAGCGGATGCCGCATTCAAACAGTTTCATATATTATCGTTGTTACGTCCTGGCAACTTGTATTGCCAGGACGCGGTTAATAATTACATACAAGGCGACTTACAGTCACATTCACACGGAACATCGTTCTCTTGTAAGATTTTTCCTTCCGGCTTTATGGCACGTTTTAAACGCTGAAAAAGCGTCTGTGCATAGTTGTCCATCTGATTGTACTGCCTTTCAAGCAAATATACTTCCTCTTTGTCAAGCTCAAAAACTTTTTCCGAATACAAGAAGTTTTTGAGCTTTTTCATACGCTCACGCAACTCTTCAAATTCTATACGCATACGGTCTATATGTGTTTCAGCCACTTTATACGCCTTTTCAAAAACCGTCTTTGGCGACCATGACTTATAACCATCTTTGTACTCCACGATGTAACCTTCCTCGTTGTCACCGTGCACATCCGAGCTGTTGGCATAAGGATTACGTCCTGTGGTTTTGATGAACTCGCCTAAATTCATAGGCTCTGCACTCACTTGTTTTGTTCCAACATACTTTTTCATTTTCTTTCTTTTTTTAGTTTAATAATAAGTTGTTTTATCATGTGTGCTCTACATTTGCATTTCTGCATTGGTAGAGCGTCGTATAGTTTCGCAGCGTCATCCAAGTACTGGATTATCTTCCGCACGTCCGTCTTGCATATCTCCATGTTCCATGAAAAGGTTAACGAGTTCGTTGAAATACGCCTCCTCCGTCGGTATCCCGTCGTCGGAGTTCATTATCTGCGCAGCCGTGTTTTTTTTGTCCTGTATAAGCCTGTACACCACGTTGTCTATTGTGCCGCCGGCCAGCAGGTAGTAGCACGTCACGTTGTCCTTCTGTCCTATGCGGTGCGCCCTGTCCTCGCACTGGCAGCAGTCGCAGTAAGTCCACGGCAGTTCGAGAAAGGCCACCGACGACGAAGCCGTCAATGTCAGCCCTACGCCAGCGGCCTTGATTGAACAGATTATGAGCATTGTTTCCGGATTGTTCTGAAAGTTGTCCACCGCTGCCTGCTTCTCCACTGCGCTGTCACGCCCCGTTACGGTCACCGCGCCGGGGAAAGCCTTTACCAAACCGTCAACGACTTCGTGCAGCGAGCAGAACACTATCAGCTTCTTGCCGTTCTCCAAGAATGTGCGTATGAAGTCCACCGCCTGCGCCACCTTGCCCAGTGTGGCCAGCCTGCGCAGCGTCATGAAGCGCACAAGAGCTTCCATCCTCATCTTGCGCCGTATCTCCCAGTCGGTGCATTCCGTGTATCGTTGAAGATATGCCGCAAGGTCTGCGGCGGCGAGGTTGTATTCCGGCGCGTTGTCTATGTCGACGTACAGGTCTATGCGTGTCTTGTCGGGCAACTGCGGCAGCACCTTGGCTTTCTCGCGGCGTATCATGCAGGAGTTGTATAACTTTCTGCTCAACACCGACAGCGGCACGGCCGGCTCCGCCTTTTTGTCTTTCTGGTCAATGCAGTAGTCCGCCATGAACTGCGTACGCCCTCCGAACTCCTGAAGCCGTCCCATAATTGAGAGCTGCGCGACAAGGTCTTCAGGTCTGTTCACCACCGGAGTACCCGACAGTAGGATTACCCATTCCTTGCCTGTCGTAATCCCCTTGGTGAAGATTGTCTGTTGTGCCGACGGGTCTTTTACTCGGTGGCTCTCGTCGATGATGACGCTCTTGAACATCCTTATCTGCGGACAGAACACCACGTCCTTCAACCGGAAGCTTTGGTTGCCTTTCCCGGAACTCCCATTGCTCCCAGTCCTCCCATTTATATCCCACACGAAATACTTTCTCAGACTTTCGTAGTTCACAATGGCAACATGGTGCATTCCCATCTTGAGCAGGTACGGCCACGTTGTCCGAACGGAATTGTCAAGCACCAACGCCGACTTATCCGTGAACTTCCCGAACTCCCGCTGCCAGTTTATCTTCAACGACGAGGGACAGATGACAAGGCAGGGATAGGCGTTTGCCGTATCAACTATGCCTATGCTCTGTAGCGTCTTGCCCAACCCCGGTTCGTCCCCGATGATAAGCCGTTTCTTTGCCAGCCCGTATTCAATACCTTCCTGCTGGTATGGGTACGGCTCAACGCGAAGATGATGTTTCAGCGTGTGCATCTTGTTTCTTGTTAAAGTTCCATCCGTTCAGTTCATACACCCGTCTGCGTGCCTCTTCCCGATTACTGTATAACGGTTCGTCGTCAACAGGCTCAGCCATAGTACACGACTCATTGACATGAATGTATCTGTATATGCGGAAGGCACGTCCACGTGGCGCATAATAACATTGTCCTACTTTAGGTTTTATCATAATCTGTTCATTTAAAATTTTCAATCTCTTCCTCCAAGTCCTCGCGGTCAAGGCCGCGTATGTAAGTGTAGAGCACCAGGTTCACGCAGTCGTTATAGAACCGCTCAAACTCTTCTTCATCCATTGCCGCAAACGATATGCTGCGGTACTCAATCTCACGCTCGCCCCTGTCGTTCATTCTCGACGAGAAATATCCGAGGTCACGCTTGAACCGCCGCACCATGTCGTCCACACTGCGTATGTTCCACCGTTTCGCAAGCTGCAACGGCAGGTTGTCGTATGTCAGCCTCACGAGCGCAAAGAACTTCTTGTGAAACTCGTAGTTGCGCGGCTGCGTCACACGGCAGCGTACCGTCGAGCCTGTCTTCAGCCTCTTCTTCATGTCCAGGTCGCTGTCATACAGCGGCACAAGTCCGTAAGCCGTTACCCGGCAATAGATGTCCATATCTTCTTAACTATTCATCCCATTAGTCCTATCCGGCCTATTGGCCCCATTCTTTATGAATTGTGCATTGACAGCAGCCACCATTGAAAGGCCAACTCCTCGTACTTCTCGCGACCACGGTTATAAACATCGTCGTTCCTGTTGATGAACTTCTTGAACACCTTGCAGTTCTTCTTCGAAATGGCGTAGATGAAGTCACGGTCGCTGTGTGCGATGTCCATGTACCATGCGCGGCTCCTGTCCCAGTCGAAGAAGTCCACCGCCTCGTCGAACTCCTGCTGCGAACTGGCAAAGGTGGTTTTCAGGTCGCCGCCGAAGCCGAAGGCCGTCAGGTACCAATCCCACTTGCAGCGTGTATCAAGATGGAAAGGATATTCACAGTAGGTGAACTCCTGCCCCTTGTTCACCATGAAGCGTTGCGTGTCCGCCAGTTCGAGCACCTTGGCGAGAAATGGGTCGTGCCGTGCTTCCATGCGGAGCGAGCGTTGCATTTCCTTGGCGTGAAGAAACTCGTCGTCAGTGTATTGCACATCGTCCACCGTGTAGCGGTAGTAGTCCACCCGTGCCGGCTCGGTGATGATTGCGTCAACCAGCGTACCGAAGCGGAACGCCGCCTCGCGGACGCCGAACTGCTGCCGTGGGTGGATGATGTCACGCAGGGCCGTGAGGTCGGAATTTGAAACCTCTGTTCTATTGTAGTATTCATCAGGATTATGGTTCATTGTTACTTTGCCTTTACTTCGTCCACATACTCCACGTTCTCGTCGTTCACAAAGATGTCCTCCTTGTTGGCCATCTTCTCGCAGAACGTGATTTGTTTCTTGAACATCTTGGCAAGTTCCTCAACAGTAAGTGTGCAGCCCTCCTTGCTCCACCACAACGAGAGTATAGGCATGATACCCTCTGGATTAAGCAGGTTTATTTTCTTCGTTACCTTTGTCTTCGGCTGATAACCTGCCACGGTTGCCTGTTGATTGAAGAGTGAGGTCATTTCCTCCGTCTTGTGCTCCATTTCGACCTTACGCTTTTCCTCGGCCTCGCGTGCGGCGCGTTCCTGCTCCAGACGTTCGGCCTCGGCTTTCTGCCTTGCCTCCATTTCCGCCTTTATGCGTGCTGCTTCCTCTGCGTTGGCCTTAGCCATCTTTTCGAGGTTTGCTTTCTTTGAGGGAAGGCGGTCAAGTATGTAGTCCAGGTTGTCGCCAACTTCGGCGATGTACTGCTCAATGAACTGCTTGTGCAGCTTTTGCTTTGTCTCCGTCTCTATCTCGGCTGCGTTCACGCCGGAGGGGATGCGCACAAACGTGCGCAGGTTCTCAAACCATTTGGATGGCAGTCCCTTGTCCACATAATCCTTCGTGCTTTTCAGCCTTGCCAAGGTGTCGTCGTAGTTTTCAAGCGTCAGCTCGTTGTCAGCCTTGGTTATCTGGTTTATGCTGTCGTTAACAAGCCGCTGGAACTGCTGCTTGAAGTCGTCCTCCACGTCCATGCGGAACTTCCGTACTGCCTCTTCCGCCTGGCGGCGTGCCATTTCCTCGCGCAGCCGCTTTTCTTCCTCCGTACGCTTCTTTGCTGCGTACTGATTGCGCAATTGCTGGAGCTGGTAACCTATCGTTCCAGCTTTTGCCGGGTCAATCTCGTTCTCTATGACAGTGAATGCCGTGCGTACTTGGTCGAACAGCTTGGTAACGGGCGAGCGGCGTTCGTTCATGACTTTCACCGTGCGCCGTGCCTTTTCGATGAATGTTGCCGCCTGACGGTCGAGGTCGTCATTCATGCCCTGCTGCTGTATGGTGTGTAGTATGTTTTGTCCGAAGTTCACGCAGTTGTCGCGCGACTGCCTGTTAAGTTCATAAGACTTCGGGGCGGCCTGCATAATCTTATTCATGTTCTCCGGCCGTATTATAGTAAGTTCGTTGCTCATAATTTATAATTGGGTTTATTTGTCCTATTTGCCCCATTCGGCTTATCATGTTATTTAAAAAGTATCGTCTCCCGACGGCTCTACCGTCACCCCTGCCGACATGTCCTGCGGCGGAGCGAACGTCTCCTCTCCTTTCGGTTGCGATACTTGAGCCGTGCCTTCGGCCATTCCTCCGTACGGGTCAAAGCCCGTTTCGGGCTGGCCGTCATTGCCTATCACATCGCTCTCAAGCTGCGTACCTTTGCCGATGGCTATCTTCGGATAAGTCTTGAAAGCGTGCTTTATGCACTTGGCCTTGAGAAAGCCCGTGTCTATCTGACCGTCGGCCGAGGAGTATAGTTGGTTGGGGTTCTCGACGTATTTGTGAGCGTCATTATCCCAATACCTGTTAGCCTTGCGTGAGAAGTCAGAAAGGCGTTTCCAGTCCGATTCCGTCATCACGCTGTAGTCTACCGAGCCGTCAGGCCGTGTAATCTTCAAGAAGCAGGCTATTATGCGGTTCGACTGGCGCGGAATCTTGCAGCAATAGTTCACGTACTTGCGCCCGTCCTTCTCGCCGAACGAGAACTCGTCACCATCATACACAATCACCGGGTTGTCCGCATACTGTATCTGTCCGGCCTTAGCCCTCAACAGCAACTCACCGTATCCCGAGATTGTAAGGTTACAGCGTGTCTCGTATAGGTTCTCTCCTTGCGCGTTCTTGCCCGTGCAATAGTTTCTCGGCAGCAGGTAGCACAACGCCTGCGCCCCTGGCTCCAACGTCAGGCCGCGCACCGCAAGGTCAATGAACGCGAAGAATACCGACATTCCCGTACACTTACGCAGCTTTTTGTTGTCCCTCAACTGGTTGTTGAAGTACATTGCCTCACGCTCATACACTCCTTCGCCGCCGTCTTTCCAAATGGCGTTGTACACGTTGATGAACTGTGAGCGCACGTAGTCATTTCTTATCACATCCGTCGCCTTGAGCGACGAAATAATACGTGCCTGATTCAAAGTTTCTTGGTTGTTCATAATCTGTCAATTTTTATCGGTTGAAATTCTTAATCCAAAATCTGTACACGTCCTTGCCGCACATTGCAGCAAAAAACATAAATGCTACGATTAAAGCCGTGACGTCGCCCGTCATTGCTGCGTGGCCTGTTGTCAGCGCAAGCAGCGCAATAGATAATGTTTTCATATATCTCGTGTTTTTTGTTTCGATTAAAAAGAAACTTGCCGTATCTCACGACAGGGCAAGCCGAAAGTATCAGTTCTTTGAAACATTGAATTGCAATGTCGTGGCGCAGCCGTTCTCGCTACGGGATGCAAGTCGTCAGCTTTCCCTGCGCCTGGATTACAATGCAAAAGCCCCTCCGCCCGAAGATTTTGGACGCGACAAAGAGAATAAACCCCTAAACGGAGGGGCGTTCCTACGCTTTACTCGCAGGAATATATGTTTGTCATTATGGCCTTTGGAAACTGCCTATCCTCACGGACGGGCAGAGTGAAATCCAAATAAGAAAAATATGATTATTTAAACCTACCGCCCAACCTCACGGCCAAGCAGAACAAAAACTAAATTGAAAAAAAACATTATAGTATGAAAACCTCTTGCCTCCGCCGAGGCGGTAACTTATATAATATGTATTCTATCCGTTATGTAAGCCGTGCGGACTTCACAGCTGGCACGGCAATAAAAACCTTAAAAAATTAATACCATATGTGTGCATGTAATTCGTTCCCGTGCGTGTTCCGGTGTCAACGCTTACCGCCATGTAAGGCACGGGATATATATGTCTTTGCCCACGTCGTCACCCGGTTGCGGCCGCCCACTCCGCATAACTTTATAGCCTTAATGGACTGTGGCAGGCTCTATCCGTCGGCAATCAATCTCTAACTTAACGAACGCCATACTTGGCGCACGCCCGTCAACAGCACCTCGCTTATTTATTCACGCCGTGACTTGACGGGATTTAATTTTATTTCAGCCTTTTTGTTCCAATATGTCAAAGAACTACGAGCAAAAGAATTCTTCATTCTTAATTCTTCACTCTTAACTTAATAAAGTGGTGCAGCCGCTCTCGCTGCGTGTTGCCGGCCGTCAGCCGCCCCTGCACCTATCGCACATTAACTATTTATCACCTTCTCACCCTTTCACCTTCTCACCTTTATAAGGTTCTCCACAAGGCTTTTATCGCCCTGCCCGTAAAGAACTTTCTCGGCCTGCCCATGCGGTCCTTCACCGTCCGCCGCTCGCCGTATTTTATCAGTCCTTTCGCCACATACTCAGCAAACGCGCTCCGGCTTACGCCCAAAGCCTCGTATGCCTCCTTCGTGCTGTATTTCGCCGTATCCGCCACCTGTGGCTCTATCGCTGTCACCATATCTGTCCCTCCTTTCAGAATTTCTTTATCATGTTCAGTTCCTTTGCCAACTCTCGTACTTTATTCTCTGCAGGAGTGTCAGCGTTCCATCCGAGAGCACGTGTTACTGTCATTCGGCTTACGCCTGCAATCTTGGAAAGTCTTTCAACCTCGCCTCTCCTTAAAATTATTCTCTTTCGCTTTGCCATCTCAGTTTTAATTCTTATTTTTGCCGTTAAATCGTCTTGTGTTGCATTTCTGTTGCCTTGACGTTGTGCGGTTGTTCTGTTTACAGTTGCAAAGATAGATATTATATCTTAGATAAACAAGTAATATCTTAGATTTTATATCTATATTAACAATAATTAAGGGTAAAGGTTATGAACAAAAGAATATTGCAATTTATTGAATACTTAGGTATTTCAGTATCAGAATTTGAAAGAAATTGTGACTTAAGCAATGGTGCTGTTTCAAAAATGGGAGATAACACAAGACGGTCAACAATAAATAAAATATACAATGTATATCCGCAGTTGAATACCGATTGGCTTCTTACCGGGAAGGGCGACATGCTTAACTCTGAACAATCACCATCATTATTGCCGACAACTGATAAGGTTATTGCCGATAATGACGGTGATAATCAACATATAATTAAATACTATCCCAATGTCAACGGTTCAATGGGCGGCGTGCAATTTCTCGACGACCCTGACGAAACAGTCTGCTACATTTCCATTCCCGGTTATTCAGATTGTAAGTTCGCTATCAATGCGTACGGAGACTCCATGTACCCACTTATCAAGAGTGGGCAAATCGTTCTTATGTCCAAATGGCTTGAAAACTTCATTGACTGGGGCCGCATATACCTTGTTGTCACCAAGAGCGGTTATCGTGTCATAAAGCGCCTTTATCCGGGTTCGTCCAACGCCACCGTAACTTGCGTAAGCGAAAATCACGAAACAAATCCTCCCTTTGAAATAGAAAGGGACGACTTAGATAAATTATATATCGTAAAAGGCTGGATTTGCAGAGAGGTAATATAATTGTTTAGAATAAAAATATATGAAGAAAATAATATTTCTGATATTAATTGCTTTTTGCCAAACTGTGTATTCACAACAATTATATATATACGGTGGCAGTAATCATGATGAATTTTTGGGATGCCTTAATTCAAATGGCTATGACAGTAATTCAATATGGAATGAATACGGTACTTATGGTAATTCCTATAATTCAAAATCAATATGGAATGAATATGGTACTTATGGTAGCGAATACAGTAGTTATTCTCCTTGGAATGAATATGCAACAGAACCACCAGTTGTAGTAGATAAAGAAGGTAATTTTTATGGATACCTTACCGTAAATGAATATAAATCACAGCGTGCTGATTTTGATTTGGCACTTATCATGTATAAATATTATGACCTTATAAGAGAAAATGTATCAAAATGGTATGAAAAAATCTTTGATAATTATTAGTATCGCTGATAAAGAATTACCAAGAAATATGATAATTTCAGATGAAAAGTAATAAATATTCTAACAAATAAAGGTTGGTAGAATATTTATAACGATTAACTTTGCAAAAAACAAATATAATTATGGAAGAGAAAATAACAAAAGAAGAGAAAAGGAAAGACTGGGAGAAAATTATCGCCAAGTTGAAGTCTATGCCGCCTGAGAAATTATCCAAGGCCGCAAAGTGGGTGCTTAAAGAAGAAGAGAAAGGCGACGAATATTGGTTAGACATGAAGGCTGTTTTGAAATGAAACTGTATCTTGACACCAATATCGTAACCTATTTCCTTTACAACCGCGATGAACTATCGCTTGAAGTAAGTGAACTTTTGTTTGATTATGCAAACATATTGTTCACCAGTTCTATTTGTGTACAAGAATTAATCCACCTTACACAAATCGGCAAGGTGCAGAAGGTTGTCAACGGCAAGCACAAGCCAATCGACCCGATTACTGTTATCAACACAATCAGCGACGCAGGCATAGACATTGTCCCTGTTGAAGAACGGCACCTGTCACAGCTTGCCTCACTTCCACTTAACGACGACCACCGCGACCCTAACGACCGTCTGATTATAGCTCAGGCAATATCCGACCGCACAGCCCTCATCAGTTCAGACCATAAATTCTCGCAATACGAAAAGTACGGACTCGATTTCATACAAAACGGGCGGTAAAAATATTATATAAATGGGAAAATACGATGATGATTATGATGGGTGGGGGCAATGGGGTTTAGCATTCTTCATATCAGTACAAGCTATAGGTATTATTATCGGAATGCTTGATATTGATAATATATCTATAAGTAAACCTTTATTTTATATACTAATATTATTATTTATTATAAGCGTTATCATTTGGAATATAAAAGTCGTACATATTGCGAATAAAAAATATAAAGGATTTTATAAGGAAAAGGAAGAAAAGGTAATCAAAGATTGTAACTATAAAATTACGCAATATAAAAACCTGACGAATTCCATTTTACAAACAAATACACCTTTTATATATTCTGCATCTCTTTATGCGGACATGAAAACTTATATATATACTGAAAATGAAAAACACCTACGATATAAAAGCCATCCGGCCATAAAGGCTGCAGATGAAGTAAAAAAACTAAAATGTGAAACCCAAAATTATATCACACAATATAAGGAAATGCTTTATAAATATGAATTCTTACTAAAAACATTTCCCGAACTCCAAAAATATGTAGATGATGAAGAAGCCTTGCAATCGCTTGACAAAGTTAAAAGTTATGCTGAACTGACAGAAAACACAGACCATGCAAGAGATTACTTATCCGAAGAAGAATGGAAGAAACTCAGCATAGATGAGCGTAATCAGTTAGCATTGGATAGATATAAAAAACGGCCAAAATCAAACTGGAAAATCGGTATAGAATATGAAATGTATGTTGATTTCCTGCTAAGGACTAAATATCATTTTAGTACAATACCTTTTGGAAGCCTTAAAGGACTTGACGATTTGGGGCGTGATATTATAGCGACACGTATTGATGTGTCAGGTGCAATATCCACATATATAATACAATGTAAATATTGGGCAAGCACGAAAGTAATACACGAAAATGTTGTCTGTCAGATTTTTGGTACTGCAATGGAGTATCAGTTAAAACGGAATTTGTTTAAAGAAAAGGTTATTCCCGTTATTGCAACTACCACAACTCTTTCAGATATGGCGCAAAAGTTTGCAAATAAACTTGGTGTATTAGTATGGAAAATACCAAAGGGGGAATATCCTATGATAAAGTGTAATATTGGTACAAGCGGCGAGAAAATCTACCATTTGCCGTTTGACCAACAATATTATAGGACAGAAATTAAAAAAACAGGAGAATTTTATGCATGGACTGTAAAAGAAGCTACCAGTAGGGGCTTCCGTCGTGCTATCAGGCATATAATAACTAATTAGCTATTACACCCCCAAGTTCCAATACAACACGCTTAGCAGGCGGCAGAAGTCACAATACTTCATGCCGTCTGCTTCATTTATTATAATGTCTATCAATTCTTTCATTTGCACTTTTCCTCAGCCAATGTTCAGGTTCGATAAGTATCTTATATAATAATATCAGCCCTGACAAAACGTTAAATCTCATCTGTCCACGCTTAATAATTTTCTCCTGCAAGTATCGCAAAGAAACATCTTTGCCACCTCAAACATCCTTTGCCCCACATACCCGGCAAGATATTCCGCATCCTCGCCGTATGGGTCAATGCCAAAAGCCTGGGATATGTGCCGGCACAGGTGTCCTTTCTCGTGGTCCAGTGAATTCTGGAATTGCGCAGCCGACGAAGTTTTGCCTATCACGACAAGTGTCCGCCGTTCCTCCGTGTTTGAATACGTTATGCCTGTGTTCCTTTCTCCCGATGTTAAGTTACGGTAAGCTCGTTTCAAGTCATCGCCTCCGCATCCCAGCCTTTCAAGTTCTTGCATGATGCGCCCCACATCGTACCCCGTCACAGCATAATATACAGTCACGTTCCAGCCATACTGCGGTATGTCAAACACCTGTCTTATCATCACCCTCATAACATCACCCGATTTTAATTTTTCATTGTTAGTTTTTAATTTGGAATTACATCATGTCCTCCCAAAGTATCGGGCAACCTTTGCCTATGCAGTCGGCATAGAACCTCGTGAACGGTAGTCCCTCGTAGCCGTCCTCGTCGTCCATGTAGTCCTTGATGAACAGTGCAAGGTGCATCTCGTCGGTTATCGCACTCTTGTAGAAGTCGCTTTTCGCCATGTTCGCCACGTACACACAGTCATAACCTGCGTCATGCTCTATCTTCAGACCGTAGCGTGCCAGCAACCCTTTCACCTCGTCTCTCGACATCGGCTCCAGCTTCTTCTCCTTGCCTGTTGCCGGGTCTTTCGTCGTCATATTCGACACCGCCCATTCACACATCTTCTTGGAGAAGTGCCAGCCGTACTGCGAAAGATATTCAGCTACGGCTTGCGGCATGCGGTCGTATGTATCAAGTCTTTGTCCCATTTTCTTTATAATTCTAAAATTAAGACCGGCTACCGCTGTCACAAGTCCGCGACAACCGACAGCCGGCCTTTTAATTGTTAATTTTTCATTTACATCAGTACCACCTTCCGTTGCTCCTGCGGCGGCGTTCGCCCATCTCGCCCGGTTCTGGCATGCCCATCGGCCTGCGCTCGCCAGTGCGTCCGTAACTCTCGCCGCTTCGGTCGCCGTATTCGGTACAGAAGCCCATACTGCCCTCAAGTTTCTCTTTCACCGTCTTCATGGCCTTTTCGTAACCGTGCTGGCAACCTTCCTCGTAGCCCTGCTTGTAGGCTTCCTCAGCCTCGCCGCCCCTCATGCCGAAACTGCGGCGGTACTCTTCACGCGGATAATCTTCACGGCCACGCTCGTATTCCTCGCCGTAACCTCCGCGTCCTTCCTCTATTATCTCCCAACTTCTCATTTTCCTTCTGTTTTTTGAGTTCCAGAACCTTCGGGCTTGTTCGCAGCTCCGCACATCCGCGCTATCTGTCCCATCAGTGTGTCAATCTTCTGTTCAAGACCTTGTATCCTCTGTTCCTGCTCCTGCTTGGCGGCAATCTCCGGGTTCAGCGTGTTCAACATCTTGTCACAGCATGCTATCACGTTTTTATGATATTCTATGCTGTTCAGTATGTCAAGACTCTTCTGTCTCATCATTGCCACCTCGCTGTTTATCGCGTCGCGGGAGCATGACACTATTATTTTGCCGTTGTCATCAACGTCGGCATTGGCTTTCAGGTCTTTCAACGGTACTTGCTGCCCACGTATGTTGACCATTACGTCAACAACGGTTTCTACCTGTGGAAACTGCCCCATAGGTGTAGGTGACATCGGATATTTGGCTCTCGGTGCCGTGACATTCGTCACTGTTCCATACTCTACATACGGATTGCCGTCCTTGTGCAAAAGATATATTTGCGAATTTACTCTTAGGTTCTGAAACATGATTTTTTTGTTTTTGTGTTGATTAACTCATATTTTTACGCTCCTGCCGCTGCCGCAGCAGCAGCCGGCCTGTAGCCTGCGTTCACGAGATACAGCTCGTTGGTGTAACGGTTGTAGTGTATCTCGTATATGCCGGCTCCGTTCAGGTTGTCCGCCGTTACCGGCATACCCTCCGTCGCCATAAGTGGCAACGATACGCCGTTTGAACTGATGTTCACCGGTAGCGTTCCCGTGGTGCCTGCCGGTATCGACGTGCGCAGGTTCAGGAAGAACGAGCCTACATAGTTGCGCCTGTACAGCGAATGGTTGGGCAGTTCAATCGTCACCGCGTCAGTTCCTACCGTAACACCTGCGCTCGGTATGGTGTTGTAGTTGTTGCGGCCAAGCGACGGGAAGTTGAAAGGAAGTCCAAAGAAAAATTCCCACATAGTCGCCTCCTTTCCTTGCTTAACCCCAGAAACCGTTACCGTAACTGCATCCGCAACCGTAACCTGCGTGACCGCCTGCTGCCGCTCCGAATGCCGCAGCACGTGCTACTTCGGGATTGTAAACCTGCAACTGTGGGTATGGCACGCTTACCGTGTTCGGCAGCTTGCACTTGATGCCGTCCACATCGCTCTGCAATGCCTGCAATGCGGCAACGATAGGTGCGTTCTGCTGTGCCACGCTTGCCATTATCGCCTGTGTCTGATGCTCGTTGTTGAGCTGTGCGGCCAGTGTCGCGCTCTTCTGACGCTCTGCGTCGAGCTTGTCCTGAAGCACACGGGTCTCGGCTGCGTCGAGCTTGGCGAGTATGGCTTGTGTCTGTGCCTGTGTTGCGGCCTGAAGGTCACGGGTGTTGTCGTTCATCTCACGTGTCAGGGTGTTCATGTTCTGACAGTTCTGCAACTGTGTTGCCGCACCCTGACGCTCCACAGCCTGAAGGATGTTGCAGCAGCAGGTTGACAGCTGGTTTACGATGCCGTTGTCACCGCTTTGGATGGCGTTGATAATCTGCGTACCAGTAAGGCCGATGCTGTTCTGGATATTGCACAGTGCGCTTTCGATTTGCTGGCTTGAGCAGTTCAGTGTCGATGCAATCTGGTTGATTGCGCTGGCGTTGCCTTGAATGGCTTGCATTAGCAGCTCACGTCCTGCGTTGCCTGCAAGCTCTGCCGGAAGTCCGTTGCCGCCGCGTCCGCCGAAGCCTCCGAAACCGCCGTTGTTCCACCCGAAGATGCTTGCCACGATGGCAAGGTAAATCACTCCCCAGATGCCGTTCTGGCCACCGAAGCCACCATTGCCGTTCATCAGTGCCAGCACGTTAGGATCTACTCCACGGTAGCCACCCAGCATGCCAGGCAGCATGGCTGTGACATCGAGTTTGCTTCCGCCACCGGTGCCACCGTCCGAATTGAAAACATAAGTTCTGTCCATAAAGTTTAGTTTAGTTTTTGTGTTGCGAACAATATCGTTCGTGCAGCAAAGTTCACAAAAACCAACCGCTTTATGAAAAGTTACTTTCCTATTGGCAACCCATTATCCGCCTGTCTGCGGAAATCAATTATACTGTTCCCATTCTCTCACAATCCCAGTTCTCCCAGCTCTCTCATCCTTGCTCTTTCTCTGTATGATTTAAGATATAAGCTATCGTCTTAGTGCTTAGTCCCGTCCGCTCCTTCACTTTTTCATATATATGCAGCCGTGGCACCAATCTTGAATATTCGCCCAATTCCTTGCATATCTCCTCGTATGCCTCATGCACCTTGTTGTCACGAAAAACCGTGCTCGGCCTCCTGTTTTTGCCCGAAAATCTTGTCATAATTGAAAATATTTTGTAATTTTGTACTGCCAAACATACTTTATTTAATAAAAATACGCATCACGGTGCGAGGATTTATCCTCGCACCGTGATGCGTGTAAATACGTTTAAAGTTATGTTTGGCGACAAAACTTTTCGGGTGCCGGGGTTTTATATGCTCTCCCCGACAAAGAGCCATCATTTATTTCTTCCGCAGCTTCTTCACGAGCCACACTACGATGAACGCCAGCACGGCAACCATCGCCACGAGCACGGGAAAAGAGTAAAGCCTCGTCTTCTCCCACCAGCCCAAGTCCTTCTCTACAGGGTAGGGCACTTGCACGCTGTCAGTCCTGACAACGGCCACCGTGTCATATCTCCATCGGTCTTTGTACTTGTACTTCGTCACAACTTTGTCAACAAACACCGTGTCGCCTTTTGAATAATGGTTAACAAACACGCTGTCATGCAGGTAGACGCTATCACGGTGGAAGCGGTCAACGTAAACGCTGTCAATGCTCACCGACGGCACGGGAACGTACCTCGTCGTAGTGCAGCCAACAAGCAGCACAACCGACAACAGCCCCAAAATCAACACTCTCACTCTATCCATATACCTATTTTTTAGCCAACAAAAAAGCGGCAGCCCCATTACCGTGGAACTGCCGCCTATGCATTTATGTTATTATGTTATTTTTGATGAAATCCGGCTGAAAGCTCTTTTATGTATTTATTTTCCATTGCTTCACTAACTCTATCACTTGGTATTCTTGCCGTATAACTTGTAAAACGCATCATCATTTGTTCAGTAAATGGTGATTTCATTTGTCCTACGTATCCAAGTTTATCAATATCCTTTATCGGTATAGATTGTATTAATTGAAAATCAACGAATAACAAATCGCAGTTTATTACAGGCTGTGGGTCAAAGAAATAATATCGACATATATTTTTATTGTGAATGTACGATTTTAGCATATCAGAAAGAGACTTCCATTGTTTTGAAGTAAGTCCTTTGTCTTCTGTTGCGTTATTTGTATGATTATGAAATTCCTTTGATACAGATAAAACATCTAATGCAGGTACTAAAGCGGCAACAATTAAGAAACTACTTTTATCATGTGATAAATCACAAGCATTAGAAAGTACAATACTCAAAGGAATATCACCAACGCCCCATTTAATGCCATCAACTATCGAACCTTGGGTTATCTTATCTGCAGGTTCTGTTATCCAAATCATTTTAATCCTCTATTATAATGACATCACCTAAACTACGATTGTTATATGCGGATTTATACATATCACTACCTGCAAATTTTTTATACCGCTCACGATAGTTCTTTTTTTTAGGAACATTTACTACAATATCAGATAGCGATTTTAATCTGTCGCTTCGAGTATCGATAACTGAAATATCCGCATAAGTACAATCAGATACAGGCATACTAATATTGGTACTAATATTGGTACTAATACCGGTACTTGTTATACCTGCAAACACTAAAAGTGCACCTATCTTATAACTATAAGTATCCATACGTTAATCTTGCAAGAACGGGAAAAAATCTTTTTTTATTTTATATAGAGATTTTTCATATAAATCTTTCAAAACGCATTCTTCAGGCAACTCTTCAAGAATAGAAGCGTGATGATGGTTTATACTCATAAAAACTCCATTGCGTATACCTATTCTCGGTTCAAACGACATATTTACAATTTCCGAATCGTCAATATCAAAACGTAGACTTATGACATTACATTTTTTTTCTTTACCACCAAATGTGTCAGATTTAAGGAATCTATTGCTTATCCATACATCCGCGTTGTCATCTAAGTCTAAAAATTGATATTCATAGTTTATCCCAAATGCTGAGAATTTTGGAGTAAAAAATTTTTTCTTAAACTCATTTTTTACTTTTACAACATAAGAAGTTAGTGTGTCTATATCTTCAGATTTGAATATTATTTTTTGGGGATTAAATACGACTAAAGGAAAAGGCTTCTTGTTTATCGAGATAGTGTATCCTTCCGCAGACATACCATTCACCGTCTCATCAGGATTGTCAAACAAATGCCTACAGAATTTATTATCTAATCCTGGTATCATTGGCAGAATAGCATTGTATACTCCAACAAAAGCTATGCTTATTGGCTCTAATCTCATACTAAAAAATCTATGATTTGGATATTATATGTGCAAAATTACACAAAAAAGCACAAACTTCCAAGCATATTTGATTTTTTAACAGCAGTCCCACGATGTCAAAGAGCGCCTTGCGACGGTTGCAATTCATGCACCAGTCACTTATTCCCATTTTGGAAAAACTGTAAGCGGCTCGGCACGGCCATTATTCAAGTGTCATGGTAGTTCACGCCGCGCTCCGCCGCCTGTTCAGATGTCCTTGTATTCTTCCTTTGCGTCAAAGCACGGGCATTCCTTTATCCTTTCCCAACTGTCAACCTTCCCGTTGCCGTTGATGTCTGGACTGATGTCGCGGTGTCCCAGTATCTCAGCCTTCGGATAACGGCCTTTCAGCAGCTTCAACAGCTTGCGTAGACTATCCTTCTGCGCATCCGTCCTGTTGTCCACAGCCTTGCCGCGTTCGTCAATACCGCCGACATAAGCCACGTTTATTGAAGTGCTGTTATAATTCTTTACTCCGTTGCTTACCTTGCTGTCGTCAAGCATTTGGTGTATCTTACCGTCTTTTGTTATGACGTAGTGATAACCTGGGTTCTTCCATCCCTTGCGTTTAAACTCGTTAGCCAACTCATTAACGCCCCATGTCTGCGATGAAGCGGTACAATGCACAAAAATTCTCTTAATTGTTCTCATCTTTTTTGCTATCCTTTTCTACTTCGTTAAAACTTTCCTCGATAGCTTCTCCGACGTCTCTGTTCTTGCGTTTAGCCAGGACAACAACAAATGACTTCAGGAAGCCTGTAATTGTATTCTGCTGTATCGTAACTCCATGCAAAAACATGAAGTGTCCGAAAAACGATTTGGCCTCACAAGCTATTGCAATAGCTGTTACTGCTACACCGCCAAAAATATAATCAATATTAAACGGCTTCAGTACCGCAATGCCGAAGAACATTCCTAACGTTACCCATATCACGTAATCAATGAGCTTGTTGATAGTTCTCCTTATTGCTCTTGATGTGCGCCACTTATATTGCGCCATTCCTAACCTGTCATTGCTGACTTTCGCTTGCTCGAATCGCTTGGAGCTTTCGCCCCAGCCGTAGCGAAAATCAGCAATCACGCATATCGTAATTGCAAGCAGCATCCAGCGAGCATCAGTTATGATGCCCACCATCTCGCTGCCGACTATTCCTATCACTCCGGCACGTGTGCCGGTGTTCATTGTTATTTCTTCGTTCATAGCTTTATTTTGTTTGACATAGTTTCTTATGTTATTATATAAATAATAGTCATTTAATTAATATATTTGTAAGAATGGGATTAAACAGTCTGCTAATCTTTTATGCCCATCATTATTAGGATGTAATCTTGTTGTATCTTCATGTACGTAAAATGTATCTGCGTTTAATTCTCCAATACCACTTAAAATATCCCATCTTAATATTGGAAGATGATAATGTCGGGCAACGTTTTCCATTGCTTGAGCATATTCTTCGTATCCACCTTTCCCCCCATTAGTTTCCCATAATGGGCTTAAAAAATACATCTTTACATTTGGATAATTGGTTAATACATACTCAGCAGCAGTCGATAAATTACCTATATATGTACTTCTGTCTAAATTACCTATTTCTCCAATAGCCACAGAAGCATGAAGGTCGTTAGCTCCTGCCATATATGTGAGAGCATAAGCATCAGACAAATCAGTCGATAATAGTCTCGTAGTAATAGCATTAGAAGTATTTCCGGCAATGCCCATATTTACGATATTAGCATCAAGCAAATCTCTTATATAAGAAGGATATGCTACCATATATACTTCAGGGTCATACCAACTTGTCCGACTATCCCAATATGTTATACTATCGCCAAAAAGATAGTATTTTTTATTCTTCTTAGGAGTAGGTATAATTAAATTATTAGATATCTCATATACAGAAATAAACAGTTCACTATAATCTATATTATCAGATTTAAGAAAAGATACACTAAAATATTTTGTTTTTTCTTTAAGTGTAGTATTTTTATAGATTGGACCTATAAACGTTTTATTTTCATCAAAACACGCTATTTCAAAAAAAGGTACATTTATTTTTACTGATAATTTTTTATTATTCAAAGCGTCTGATATTGGAATTAAACTTGTACAATCTAATTCCCTAAACGTTGTTAAAATCCCGGTATCAGTTTTATAAGCTTTGCTAATTAATATTGGAGGAGTAAGACCTAAATTAGATGATAACTTATAATAATCACCTTTGTCAAATGAGATATATAAATTAGAATAATCTATATTATCACTTTTTAAAAAAGATATGCTTATATATCTTGTATTAGGGAATAACCAGCCCATCTGCTGTGGTACGTTTGGAACTGTTAGTCTATTCCCAAGATAAGACATATCTACGTCAAAACATGAAATGTTATAAAATGGCAACTTACTTATACTTACATATTCAGTTCCTATCGGGACTTCTATTAATGAAGTGCAATCTAACAATTTATAGTTTTTTAAAGTTCCATTTTCATCATCATAAGCCTTACCGTACAATATAATATCCTTTATGGATAGCTCGGTATTAGCTCTTATTATAGCTTCATTTACCCTTAAATCTTCATTTATCGAAGTATTAATGGACTCTTGAATTTTATAAGAGAAATAATTAGCTAAATATCCGGCAATAATATTACCATGCTCATTATAAGCTAAAATTAAATTAGAACTATTCTGCTTCTTTGCTAATGTTTCAACATAAAGTTCTTTGGTAGTTATGTTTAATAATAATGAATAATACTCTTTTAATAAATATTGTTTTGGGTAATCAGACACAACTTTTATGAATGTTCCTTGATTATCCAATATATTAATAGTTCCATTTATGTTTATAGTTACATTTTTTGTTTCGCTGTCTATAATAAAATCAATATTACTTAACGGCGAAATCTGCCCTGTGAATATTTTTGCCGAATCAATCTCACCCTTCAAGCTCGTCTCCTCCACCTGCGTTTCATCCCACGCCCCGATAGCATGGTCTACTTTGAATGTGTACAGCAGACCGTTGTAGAGTACGGTATCGCCTGCGGAGTAAGCCTTTTGGTCTGAAAACTCCTCATACTCGTCAATGCCTGTGTTGGCGTTAAGATTATTAACGCTTGTTTTTAGCGCATCAACATCCTTTTGGTTATCGCTTGAGTAAACCTGCTTCCACTCTCCCCACGTGCCCACGGGAATATCCGATGTGCCGCCCTCTACAAGGTGGTAGCTGCGCATGTACCTGAATGTCTTGTCGTCCGAGTGTCCGCCCGTCAATTCGCCATTCTCGACAATGTAATGCGTGTCGAACACTTCGGTAACCATGTGCCCGTTGTTGTCGGAGAATACTTCCATGATGCCAACGCTCTTGTTGGAGCTGATAACATTATACCTTGTGGGAATGGTTGCAAGAGCCAGCTTTGCGATTGTCTGTGCGTCAAAGTCTATCGCCGACAGGTCTATCTTGTTCAGGATTGCATCGGTAACCGCCTTCTGCGACATCACGGCGTTCTCGCTGTTGCCAAGCTCATTGACGATGCCGGCTGTTATTGATGTAAATGTACCTGAATTACGCCATGAAACAACCCTTTCATAAAGTTCATATTGGTTCTCAATCTCTGACTGAACCAATGCAAAGATATTGTCGCCCCTGTTTACTATGTCGTCTTTTTCTACATATATCTCCGCAAGGTTTGCAAGCAAATTCCAACTTCCATTTACGTATTTGTAAACAAGGTAGTTGTCAGTAGATTTCTTGATTAATATTATCTCGTTGTTCTCTGCTGACTGCGGAAGCTCCATGTCGCCCTGATATACTTTAGTTATTGTTGCACTCTTAGCCCAGTCTGTAACGGTGTTTACATAAACCTGATAGTAAGGTTTTGTCTGTTCGACATCATCATCGCCATAAATAGGACCTACTCCGTACATGTCGCCAACCAAAGCGTTTTTAGGCAACTTGTCTGCTGATGTTACATAGCCTTTAATATAAAGTTTGTTATTAAACTTGTCACTTAATGCCCACCACGATTTGCCATTATCTGTACTTTGCTCAATACGGTTATTATTCCACCTTATAAGTGGAGTTACTCCGTCCTTGCCGTTTTCTCCATCAAGACCGTCTGCGCCGTTTACACCATCAACGCCGTCTCTTCCTTTTAGAGACAAAAGCCATTCTTCAACACTGCCTTCATATCCGCCTTCAACAGCCAACTCATAAGCTGATTTACCATTGGAACCTGGCGCGCCTTGCGGCCCTCTGAACTCTCCGACGTCTTTATATTTGCCTTCAAGAGTATCACCGCCAGTGCCTAGATAGATGTATAATTTTGTCCCAATAATATATCCTGTACTTTCATCACCCTGCTGTGGCAGATTATCAATGCTTTCAACAGATACATAACTGCTCAATTTACCGGCTTTCAGGCTTTCAAGCCATTCTTCAACACTGCCCTGGAATCCATTAACAACCGCTACTTCATAAGCAGACAAGCCGGAAAGACTAAGCGTCAGCGGCTGCATTGTTATAACAGCTTCTATACCGCTATCGTCAGGAGAGTCAGCTTGCGCCGTGTGTGATACCAGACGCACAAAGCGGTATTGGTCGCATACGGCTTGACCTCCTTCGTTTTTATGTGCATATAATATAATGTCATAATCACCCGTGGCAAACTGTCTGTCAGCAGTCCACATGGCAATAAGTTTATTTTCTTCAATATGATATGGCAACTTGACATAAGGGACTACAGGCTTTGGCCTGTGAGGATGGGAGTGCTCTTTGCCGTCGCCTATGTCCGGCCGGAATGCTATGCCGCCGTTCATCATCACAGAATGCTTGCCTCTGTGCAATGTCGGCTGTTCAATGTAATTGTGCCAGTCAACAACCTTTGCACTTGGCCTTACTTCCACAGTCAAGTCAAAATCCTGTAGTTTGCTCACGTCGCCACTCAACACTATCGGCCATTCAATCCGTATGTCATTGCCTATCCTTATTGATTTCATATTGCTTTTTGTTTTTAGTAGTAAAGGAGTAAGGAGGAAAGTCGTATGTAGAAATGTCTTCTCACTTTCTCACCCTCTCACCTTCTCACCTTTATTTAGTATGTTATCACAAAGTCAGACGAGTATTGCTCATCAGACACCCACCACACATATACCATATCGTTATACACCACTTTGCCAATCTGTGTCGTAGCCTTCTTCCCGGCAATAAGCGGAGTATATCCGAGCGGCAGCCCCACGTAGCCATACTTGGAATGGGCATCGTCTGCCGTGATAGTATGCGAACGCTCATTAGTGGTATAAACATTAAGGTTTTCCGCATCGCCCGTGCCTGGAACATCCGTATAATAGTCATTACTCATTGCATACAGCATTGTTACAGTCGGTTTCTCGTCGTTGCCAACAATGATTTCAATAGTTCTTACGTTAGAGAGCATTCTCACCCTCGCGCCCAGTATCTTCTGTATCTCCCTGCGTGCGTTCTCGCAGAGCAGCATTTGTTCCTCAACACGTGCCGGTACTGTGTAGCGGTACCATTCCGTCATGGCCTTTGCCACAATGTAGGCGTGTATCATCTGGCCGAGGCTCTCGCACCCTGCAAGATTGAAGTTCACGGGCATCATCAACGTCAGCGTTACGTTCTTGTCGTTTATGATGTAGTTGTCCGACGTGTGCGAGGTGTTCCATACATACTCGCCGCACATCGTCACCACCTCGGCCAAGCCCTGCGCCATCGCACGCTTCAACAGCGACATATCCTCGTCGCCAAGGCTTATTTCGCTCTCAAGCCGGTCCGCCGCAACTTGGTCTGCAACGCCAAGTTTCGCCAACCGCGCCATGCGGTACGCCTTGTCCTGAACGTCCTTGTTTAGCGACGCCCAGTCAAGCAATACGGTTATCTTGTGTTTCTTTATTGCCATATTAAGTTGAATTACATATTTGTCCTATCGGCCGCATTCGCCCTATTCAACCAAGAGCTTCTTGCGCCATCTGGTTTAGTAGGTTCATCAGGTCGCCATTTGCGTATGTCGCCGCCACGAGCGAGGCAATCTTCAGCACCACTGCCCGGTATATTGGTTTTTCAATATCGTATTCTGTCCCATCAGGCTCATTTGCCCCATTACACCTTTTTACATATGTCAGCTCTGCCGTGGCCTCTGTGCTGTCGCATGAGAAGAACTGTATCACGTCCTTGCCCGTGGCCGTGTCTGCGGCTATGGCTATGTTCGGCCTCGACGGGTTGCCCCTTACACCTTTCCACTCGCTGAACTGTTGGTGATACAATGCCGTGTCTGCGGCTATCGGCGTTGTTGCGGCGTGTACCCAGTCGCTCATCTTGAACATAACCAGCTTTAGATAGTCCTCCGGTATCTCCACCTCACCTATGCACTTATCATCGTCGAGCCACGTCACGGGCCAGTCCTCTCCGCTCGCCTTTCTCGTCAGGTCAAGCATTGATAGTGGCGCGGCCTTCCTCACGGCGTTTACCCCGTCCGCTATCTTGGATTTGATTATCTCCTCCATTTCCAGCGTGTCAGTGTCTATCACCGTGCCGTCACTGTCCGTGAATGCGGTGATTGCCGTATTCTCGTCCATCGCAACCCTTACGTCGTTTATTATCGTGCTCTCCGCTACCAGCATTTTCAATTAAGAGTGAAGAATTAAGAAAATAACCAACAAGGCTTTTGTCTTTAACTTCTATAACTACTTTAACTCCTTGAATTTTACTTATCAAACACCACCTTCACCCCGTTGGCCTTGCCAATGTTTATTGCGTTCTCGGTAGTGCGTATATTGCTCCTCACCGCCCCAAACTCCGTAGCAAGATAATTCTTGGCGTCAGCCAGCGTGTCAAAGTGCATTTCCTTCTGTTCCTTATTAGGCTTATCAGGTTTATTAGTCCCATCAGCCCCATTCGGCTTATTGGACTTATCGTCCTCCTCCTCCGAGTGTAACATAAACTTCTTCTTGTACCACGGGTGTGCTTCCATTCTCCTCTGCAATACCGGATCATCCGTCGTGAAAAATGAGTTGCCCATCGACGACGGATGGAATGCCACACGCCTGTCACCGACAGAGAAATGCGGTATTGTGTTCCTGCTTATATATGTCTTTGTTGCCATTACTCTTGTTTTTAGTTGACGAGATACAAATATAGTTGACAAGTAACGAGGGACAAGTTGACAAGGAAATATGTCTTATAGGCTGAACAACTAAGGATATCTCCTTGTCTGCTCGTCACTCGTTTGCTTGTCTGCTGTAATTATGCGCCTAAGCCACCGTCTTCGTCTTCTTCGTCAAGGCTTTCCTCGGCAGGTTTCGGTGCGAGCTGCACGCGTGCGTGTGCCCTTGCGTTCTTCAGTACGAGGCAGCTTACCTCCTGTATTACCTTTGCTTCAGAATTGCGTATTCCGGCGGTCTTCAGGTCGAGCGCGCTCTTCTTGAATGAAATGAATATACGTTTCTCAAGATAACCGTCTTCAAGCGCAAAGCCGTAGTCTGACATTCCTGCCTGGTCGAACAGCTCGTGATGTATTAACAACACTTCGCCGAAATCTGTCTTGAACGACGTGAAGCGCAAGTCCCATATAGCCACGGTTTCCTTCGCGCGGAAACGCTCGCTCTTGATTTTCGATATTGCGGCCACCATGTCCGAACCTGCGAACAGCACCTTTCTCTTCGTAGATGCAACGCCGATGAACAAGTCTTTCGAGAAGTCCACAAGGTCGCCCTCGTCTATTACGAGCTTCGCCGTGTCGCCTGTGCCTTCCCAGTGACCAAGCGTAATGTCCTTGCCGGCCATCCACCAAATACCTTTTGTAAAGTATGTTATCTGTTGCTTCTTTGATGCGTGTTTTATGGCGTTCTTCACACCGAACAGCGAAGTAAGTTCGCGCGACACCTTGAAGTCGTAAACACCCTCTTCCTCCAGGTCGGAGAATGTCCAGTTGGCCTCGTTCTTCCACAGCTTCTCGAACGTCGACTGCTCTACCTGCAACATGAAGTTCTGGCAATACTGCTCCTCGGCTGTCGGCAGGTTCACGAACATACCCGTCTGAGCGTCAAACTCCGAGCAAGCCTTACCCATGCGTACCAAACGTGTGCCTTTCGCTATCACCGGCAACCAAATACTATTCTTGCTGCTGTCCTGGTTGCCGTTCACGGCGAACACGGTCAGGTCGCCCGTCGTCTCGTCCACGCCGATAACTTTCAGCATAAGGTCGGGTATCAGGTCTCCTTCCTCGTATCTCACGCCCTTGTCGTCATATACGCCAGGAACGCCTACAACCCTGATGGTATCGTCCTCGGTAAATAAGTTAATGTCGTCCACCTTGATAGTGGTGCGGTCGCCGCTCGCCTGTGCCGTGGTCGCTTCCTTCAGTGTGGTGTATATCGGTCTTGTGCCTACGCTGTAATACTTGGTAATCAGTGAGTTGATATGTCGTCCACCCTTGCCGCGCGTTATCTGCTCCAGCGGGGTTGACATCGGGCGTATCTTCATCACCTTCGTGTCCAAATCGGTAACATGGAAATCCTCGTCGCCGTACTGCTCCGAATGGGTTACCGAGCTGGCACCGGAATTTGACACGTCATTTACAGCCTCCACGCCGTCGCCGGCCGTCGTCTTTCCCGCGTCGGGCAGGTCGGCAGCGGCAGCCGCCATAATCACGTTGCCCGCAGCTCCCGTCAGCGTGGCAACAACAGTGAGCAAAAAGCCCACAAACAAACTAAAATACTTTTTCATCGTTCTCTCAATTTATTTAATTGTTAATTTTTAATAGCTTCTGCGTATTAGGCCTATCAGCCCCATTTGTCCCATTATTCTAAATAACCATGCGCAACAAGGATGACCGCAACGAGTTCAAAGAACAGCAAGACGCTGAAATCATGGCTGCCTACCGCCATATTTTCAAGCTTTACGGCGGCCATGTAGGTGTGAAGACGCTTTACGAAATGGTGTCCTTCGCTCCGGCCAGCCGCTTCTTCGTGTCGGCGCGCCAGGCATACCGCGTAATATCCCGTATGCTCGGCGGCGAGCCTATGCCGAGGATGCGCCCCACCAACCAACGAATGTACACTGAAATCCTTTCACGGGTAAAAGCGGAACTGTCACAGTCATCTCAAAACTCCCATCCCTCCCAGTCCTCAATAAGGAAGGCCGTCGCCAAGGTGGTTCGCCAACCTGCCCCTGAAATGTACGTCGGCATACGTCAGGTATCATATATAATAAGTAAGGAGAAACGCAAATGCTACGAAGAAAGAAAACGAAGATTGCGGCACTGCTTCTAAGCCTTGCCATGGCGGCGTTGATGTTTGCCGACGTGCAGCCACAGGATGTCGGCATATATGCTCATACCGGCACGCCCTACTGTTCCCATTGGGCCTATCAGCCTTATTTGTCCCATTTTACTTACTCCTTCTTCCACGCCAACGCCCTGCACCTTATCCTTAATATATGGTGCTTCCTCTCGTGCGTGTTTCTCGCCGACGTTTCGTGCGGCAAGCTGCTTGCAGCTTACCTCATAGCCTGCACAGCCCCTGCGCTCTCCGCCGTACCAACTATCGGCTTCTCCGGCGTATGCTTCGCCCTGCTCGGCTTCATCATGTGGCAATCAAGAAATAAGCTAAGCTACAACGTCTCGGTAATATCCTGCATCGTTCTACCATTGCTCCTTTTGCCCCATTCCGTCAACAGCCTACTCCACGCCTACTGTTACATTGTGGCCGTAATCGTCGGCCTACTGTCCCAGCTCTCCCAGTCATCCCATAACTCCCATTCGCCCCAATGAAAGACCTACAAGCCATATTGCAGGAAGATGACAGCCGCCTTGCGGCTATCGCCGCTCCCTTCGACCCCGTTACGGGCGAGGGGTCTATCGGCGAGCGTGTCCGCGTTGTCGTCAAGGACATGCCGGGCACACCCGTGATGTGGCTTCCCGTGGAAATGATGGATAATGAGCTTGTAAAGCAACTCCTTGCCGCCAAGACCGTCAAGAACTACATCCGCCGCAACCGATGGGAATACACCGACGAGAACATCGACCTTGTTGTCGAAGCATTCATCCGTGTACGCATTACGTTCGACTTTCCTTTTTGGGCAGCACTCTACGCCGTGATACAGGACAAGGTGAGCGGACGGCTCGTCAAGTTCATACTCAACCGTCCGCAGCGGCTGCTAATATCCATGTTCGAGGATATGCGCAAGGCTGGTATGCCCATACGCCTCGTGCTGCTGAAGGCGCGACAGTGGGGCGGCTCTACGGCTACGCAAATCTATATGGCGTGGCTGCAACTCGTGCTTACTTACGGCCACAACTCGGCCATCGTGGCGCACCAGAAGAAAGCGTCTTACGGCGTGCGCAATATGCTCAAGCGCCTTATCGAGCATTACCCCGTGCGCCTCGTTCACGAAATGGGCGACGAATACAAGCCGGGCGAACCCATTATTACTGGCACGCCGTCGCCCAACGTCATCAGCATTAAGGCACGCGAATGTGAGGTTGAGGTAGGCTCTGCCGAGAACCCCGACTCCGAGCGTTCGGCAAACACGTATCTCGTCCACCTTACCGAGGTGGCCTTCTGGAAGTCAACCGAGAACAAGGAACCGGGCGACATCGTGCGCTCCGTCTGCTCTGGCGTACTGCTCCAGCCGCTCACGCTCATTGTCTACGAGAGCACGGCCAACGGCACGGGCAACTTCTTTCAGGAAGAGTACGACGCGGCCAAGAACGGCGAGAGCAACTTCCGCGCGCTGTTTATCGCATGGTGGCAAATCGAGATGTACTCGCTGCCGTTCAAGGACGAGGACGAGCGAGCCGATTTCGCCATTTGGCTTTACAAGAACCGCAACAACGCCAACGTTCCCGACAACCGCCATGAACCGGGCAAGTACCTTTGGCGGCTGTTCACCCTCGGCGCAACGCTTGAGGCTATCCACTGGTACGTCGTCAAGCGCAGCGAGTACCACTCTCACGCGGGCATGGCCGCCGAGTTCCCCTCTGACGACATCGAGGCATTCGTCAACTCCGGCAAGCGCATCTTCGACATTTACCTTGTCGATAAGTTCAAGGAAGCTTGCCGTCCACCCCTTGCCGTGGGCGACGTTACAGGACGCGGCCTGAAAGGCGCGGACGCACTGCTCGACCTGAAGTTCAGCGAGGACAACCAAGGCCTGCTGTGGGTGTGGCAGTATCCCGAAACTTACCCCGACGAGCGTGTAATGTACCGCTACCTTGTTACCGTTGACATCGGCGGACGCTCAGACGATGCCGACTGGTCGGTAATATCCGTGCTCGACCGCTACGACATGATGGAAGGCGGACTGCCGTCAATAGTCGCACAGTGGTACGGCCACATCGACCACGACCGCCTGGCATGGAAGGCCGCACAAATCGCCGCATGGTACGACAACGCCCTGCTCGTAATCGAGAGCAACACACTCGAAACCAAGGACAAGAACAGGTACGTTGACGGCGACCAGTCGTCGTTCATCCTCAACGAGCTGAAGGAAGTTTATCCGAACCTCTACGCCCGCAAGTCGTCCGGCACTGACAGCGTTAGCGAGGGCGCGGAGGTAAAATACGGATTCCATACCAATGTAAAGACAAAGGGCGACATCATATCCCTGCTAATCGAAATCATACGTGATCACCTCTACATCGAGCGCGACAAGCGTTGCCTCGACGAATACCTCACCTACGAGGAGCACGACGGCTCGTTCGACGCCATAGAGGGCAAGCACGACGACCTCCTCATGACGCGCGCCATCGGCCTGTGGATATGCTACAAGGAAATGCCCCGTCCGTACTTCGTCAAAATCGGCTCACAAAGCTACACCGCAACGGCCACAATGCCATAAGAAAATGAAAAGTGAAAAATGAAAAATCCAATAGCCATGCCAATCATTCGTCCCATCCATCCCAGTTCTCCCAGCTCTCTCAGTCCTCCCAGTGCTCCCATTGACCCTATCCCTCCCATTAATCCCATCAATCTAAAAATAATAAAATTATGAAACATCAACTAAAGACAATCAAGGCTCTCATAGCCTACGCTTACGCAAAGTTCAAGGCCGACAGGCTCAACGCCCTCACCGGCCGCCGTTACTTCATCCTCATGGCCGACAGCGGCAAGCTCGTCGTCACCGACAAGTCACAGTTTTACAAGCTGCGCCGCCGAGGCAGTATGCCCAAGGCTATCACGCCCCGTATGCTGCCCCGTATCTCCGTCTACTACACCGCCGGCACGTACAAAGGCAACCCATCCCCCTGCATGGCTGACACAACCGCCGCTGGCCGCAAGCAGAAATACCTTCGCTACATCATGAATCCACGCTAAACGAAGAAGATTGCACTGGTATTGCACCAGTGCAATCTTCATAATAATTGTTAACCCATTCGGCCAATTAGTCCCATTCGGCTTATTGGGCTCATTGGGCTTATTAGCCCTCAAGCCATTAAATTCTTCACTTTTTCACCCTCTCACCTTTTCAATAACTTTCCTGTTCGCCTCGTCCACCTTCTTGCTGTCCGAGTTGATATACACCATCGTAACCCTATTACCCATTGAGTGCCCCAATGCCTGTGAAATCACGTCAACAGATATGTTGCAGTCATTATAGGCTATTGTTGCCCACGAATGCCGGGCCCAATACGACGACAGAAAGTCCCAATACGGTTTGTACCTTACCTTTTGTTTGTGGTGCTCGTCCACTTCCCAAGTACCAAAAGTCTTCAAGGCCTTGTTAAATCGTGAAGTAAAGTTTGTATGGTCTTTATACCTATCCGCCACATCTATAAGATGCGTCGTACCCTTGCGCCTTTCTAATATTTCCTGCGCTTCCGGCTCAATCTTAATCGAGTATATGCGCTTCGTCTTGCGCCTTGTATATACAATACGTCCGTTCTGCACATTCTCGTGCGTCAGGCTAAACAAGTCAACGATATTTATCCCTATCAGGTAAAATATCAGCATGAACACATCCCTGTACTCCTCCTGCCACGGCAGCAATGGCATTGTGGCTATCATCCTTATGTCATCGGCCGACAAGCTGCGCTTCATGGTAGGCGTTGACTTTATCTTAAACTTCCTGAACGGGTACAAGTCCGTCATTTCCTCGTCTATCGCAAAGTTGAACACAGCCCTTATGTCGCGCAGGTGTATGCTCCGTGCATTCTGTGCAGGAGAGCGTTTGGCCATATATCCGTTAAACTCGTTCAGCCACTTCGCCGTTATGTCCTCAAAGTTCAATTGCTCTGCCTTGTGCGTAAACTCGCAGATGCGTTTCCACGTTGTCTCATATATCTGCCTCGTCCGTCCCTGCTTGGTTTCAACGAACTTCTTATATCCAAGTGCGAAGCTGCCGTTCCCGGTATCCTTTCGTTCCTTCCCGTCAAGCCGCTCAAGAATTATGTTCTTTATTTCAGTTATCGTCAGCCTCCGCATAAGCTCCTCATCCTCTTCCGACAGCTTACTTATCATTTCCTGCACCGCATAATATCTATCAGATATAGCCTTGTCGAAATACGCCTTACGTGGACATTTCTTTACAGATTGTGCCTTCTTATCCCACAACGACGGCGCAATCTTCACCCCGACAGGTATCAATGCAGACTTCCCATGGCTCGTTAATGACAACATCATGCTTACGGGCACATCGCCAACGGCACGTCTTGTATCCAAATACGGCTTTATAGTAATCCTCATTTTCAATGATTTTATCTGTCCTACCTACACCTGCACAAAAAAATGTGCAGGTATTGTGCAGGTATTTCTGTACAAATATAGCCAAAAAAGCACAAAAATGGACAAACTTTGCCTATGTTTTTCTCTTAAATAAGTACAAAGAAAAGGGGTTGGAAACCGCTAAATAGCTGATTTTCAACCCCTTATTGCTTGGTCGGGATTACTGGACTCGAACCAGCGACCTCACGCCCCCCAGACGCGTGCGCTAACCAACTGCGCTAAATCCCGTTTCCATAAGCGACTGCAAAAGTACATACTTATTATGAAATAAGCAAATTTTAATCGTCCTTTTTACGTTTTTGCCATAAATATTTTTGTAAAGAGTGGGTGGCGGACGGCGCGAGAACGTATTACCGAGGGTAAAAACCGTAAGTATTATATGCCTGTTTACTTACAATCAACCGTATGGATAGTGAATATGTATGTTAACCGCAAGCGTAGCTGCAAGTTTCCGTTTCAAATCCAAAAGGCCGTCTTTTAGCTCCCCGTTTACGGCCTTTTACGTGGCGATATGCCGTCTTTCATATTACGGAAGACGGCGTTTTACAGGCGTGATATCCAAGTATCCAACCGCTGGTCGTTGTCTCGGGTCACTGCGGCGGCCGACGGACTCGCCGCGTGTAAACCCGATTTTGCGTACGTAAAATTTGCATGACAGTTTTTTTCTTTGTAATTTTGAACAATATTTACCGTACATTAGGGCGCAAGCGACAACCCCGGCTTGGTATGCTTGCCCATGACTCGACTATATGATGGAAACGTTCAATATAAGTAACCGGCGCTATTTGGGCAACAAATACAAGTTGCTTGGGTGGATAAGAAGCGTTGTTGTATAATCCGCAAAACGAAATGTTCCGGCGCTTCAGAACAAAATGTTCCATTTCTCAAAACGAAGCGTACCTCCGTAAATCTTTTTTCCCCTCCCATAAACCCAATAAAAAACACCGAAAAAACTTACTTCTCCGGTGTTTTTTTTGCCAATTTATTTGGCTATCTCGCAAAAAATCACTAACTTTACAACAAATAAAGGAATTGTTGTATCTTGTTGCAATGCCATTGCAAAGCTGTTATAACGGCATTCTATTATGCTGCGGAATTAGTACATGCCCCATCATTACGCTTGTATAGCATCATGTCCGTGTATCTGGCATTATAGTTCATGTGCGCATTGAACTCGGACTTCACACAGCCCTCAAACGGGTCGCCCAACGTTAGGTTCTTACCCATCCATTGACACAGTTCCACGATGGATGACTTATTAGACGTAAAGTAAACGAACGAATGGCCGTTCAGAACGGTCAACACATCAAGGTAATCCGACAACCGCCAATACATCGAATAAGTGGTGACATCCGTACTCAAATAAGGTGGGTCAACCAAGAACACCACATTGGGCATATCCTTATATTCATTGAATACCTCCCGATAGTCACGGCTGGTGATTTCAAGCCCTTCCAAATAGTCATTGCACAGAGCGTAATCAGCCTTTCGTATATTGTTGTAAAGAACCTCCTTGCGTATTCCGTCCAGGTTCATCCTGTATTTCATGGAGAACATGAGGGAGGACGATATGGTAATATAGTCAACATATCCCCATTCTTTCTCTTCCTGTCCAATACGCTCCAGTATCCTTTCCCGCGCTTCACCCGTAATCGGCTTATGCCGTGGCACACCTTCAGCCCAACGCCGGAAATCTGCCAGCAAGAGGTTTGTCCGCGATATGTTCTCCAGCCGCTTCCGGTAGTTGTCGAAGTCATTATACACCACCTTTGCATCAGGGCGCATCCGCTTCGTTATATGCGAAAGCAGCCCGGAACCGCCGAACAAATCCACGAATACGGTACAATCCTTGAATTGCTCCAGCACTTTGATATATTCCCGTGCAAACATACGCTTCTGCCCGACAAACGGCAGCGGAGCGGACATATATAACTTCCTTTTCATGCGTTCAGTTCAAATTTGACATCCGCCTTGCCGTCCAGAAGCTCGCGGGTATTCCTTTCATTGTTCTCATAGATATGCACGTTACCCAGATACAGTGTAATGGATTTCAACGACAACTCTATCTGCCGCGACATAAGATACAAGTGGTATATATCAGCCGGCAAACCAAGGTTGGCATCGGAACTGCGCTGGTAGGCCGATAGTACCAATTGGCCGTCCTCTATCTGAAACTGCACCAGGCTAAGGCACGGAGTCTGATTGCTTTCCACTCCGGTCGCACCCAAGAACAGAACATAGTTCTTGCTGTTACGTTTTTCTGCATTGATTTTACCAATAAGCGACGGCAGCTTCTCAAAATAGGTCGGATAACTGTTGACAAGCGTATGGCCGCAATAGTCCCACCATGAGATGCCCGCTTCCCGATATTTCTTCACATCACGCTCACCCTGCATGAATAGGCGGAGTTCGTCTTTTAGCTTCTTGCGAGCTATACCGTGCCCCTCAAAGATGTCGAGCAGGTCTGCCGGGGTCATGCAGAGCTGTTCATTCAGCAGATAGCGAATCCAACCTTTCTTGTTTTCCTGTATTTTCCCTTCTGAAAGTATCTTCGCCAGAATGCGGTGATATTTGTTCATATAAGTCTCCTTTGTTAATGACTGGTACAAAGGTAGGCTACCGCCATGTTGACGACACCATACCACACTGGATTTATACTGCAAACGGCTTGCAGTCGCTTTGAAAGCGTTTCAAAAGACCATACACTTTTCGCTCGCTTACGGCATATTTCTCGGAAAGTACGGCTACTATGTAGGACACTTTCTCACCGTGCTGGTGCATATTCACATAATCGGAATACAAGTCAATATATCGAGCATCTTCAAGGCGTATTCCTGCCTCCTGCAGTCTTTTCAGTAGTTCCCGGTTGAAGTTTATTAGCTCAAACACTTTCAT